AATTAAATTTCCCGCAAAAAATATTATAAAAATATTATAAAAATCCAATTAAATTTCCCGCAAAAAATATTATAAAAATATTATAAAAATCCAATTAAATTTCCCGCAAAAAATATTATAAAAATATTATAAAAATCCAATTAAATTTCCCGCAAAAAATATTATAAAAATATATGTATGTTAAAAAAAAATTAAATGTTTAATTTTTTTTTAATGTTTAATTTTTTTTTAATGTTTTATTTGAATATGTATCTTTTAGTTTATTATTTGGAACACAAAAATAATTACAAAATGTTTTGTAAATACCTCTATTTGCTTTTTGAGGGTCTTTAATTAATTGATTATTTTTATCTAAATTAGTTGCGTTACTGCTACCATCTTTATGACTCCATAAATAATCATCATCTTGTCTATAAAAATGAAAAGTTTTATTATTATTAACAGAACTAGCTATTTTATAAAATCCATTTTTACATTTACTATTTAAATTAGTAATATATATATCTGTATTATCATCTATTATACCTTTTTTTATATTTTTACAAGTTGATACATCTTGAGTACTAATATAATATTTAGTATGACCTGGTCTATGTTTTAAATCATTACAATTTAGATTATTTTTTTTACATTTATCAGCTAATAGTAAATCAATATCATCTAATGCATACATATAGCAATTATGTGATTTTTTTATAAAAGTATTTTTATTATATTTATTAGGATCATATGCGGGATTATATTTATTTACACTCGTTCTAATAAATATAATAAAAATTATAAAAGTAAATAAGATTAAAATATATATCATTTACTTGTATATAGATATTATTTTATAAAAATTTATAATGTAATTTATGTTTTTTTGATAATTGATTAAGTAATTTGATACCATTTGGAGTAAAGCATATACCAGAACAAGGGCGAGGTGTTACTTCTCCAAAAACAAAATTAAAATTATTATCCAAATAAAAATCAAGTCTAACAAATACATCTATAAAAATCTTATTACCTACGTATTTAACAGTATCAAGTAATTTTCTTAAATATTTTTTATCTATGTATTTCTGTTTTATAATTGAATCATAATCATTCGATATTCTAATACGGTTTATAATATTTAATGAAGAATCATACCAACAACAATAATATTTGTTATTTTCATAAAATTTATGTAAAATTAGTTCAGGAGTACCTTTGAATGTATATACTTTGAAATCATCATTAATACCATACTTGTTAAAAGAGTTGTAATTTAAAATATATTCTTCAATAATAACATTATTATTTTTTTTAGTATAATTAAATATTTTTTTAAAATCATTGTAATTATATTTTTTCCCATCAAATATATTAATAGAATTATTAATTAAAAAAACATTATTACTTGAATGACCATTTTCAGGTTTAATAATATATGCCTTTTTTTTAAATATATCTTTGTTAACATTATTTATATTACCGTGATAATATATTTTAGGTGTTTTTATACCAATTGATTTTATTATTTTTGGAGCTATTATTTTATTATTTAATTCTTGTAAATTATAATTTAAAAATGAATAATTATTATATACAATATTCCAATTATTTATAACATTTAAAAAATTATAATTAATATCTTTATTTTTATGTGTTAAATAAATAATATTAATAATTACAAACATTACAAATAATACAAATATATTAGTAAACATTTAATTAATACTAGATAAAAATATCTATTATAATAAAGTAAAAATATTAAATCAAAAAATTAAAAATTTAATTTTTTGATTTGTTTTGTTTAAAGCTGTGTTGTATAGCTTGTCAACTTAACTTACCAATTGAGTGGTGTTAAGCGATGTTGTTGCTCTTCACTTCTTCTCTTCAGCATAAAAATACTATAATTGATGGCAACTTGTTTCCATCAATCCAACTGTACCCGATATTCAGTTGATTTGGAGGCAATGGTACAATACCACTCCTACAAGGCTAGTGTAAAATACTCATACCATAATTATTTCTCCCAGGTAAAGGATTAGTCGAGTACTTGCACGCCGACCAAATGTTTGGGTGTTTGTTTAATGCCGCACCCTATGTGCGACACGTAGTGGAAATTATTAAGGTGGTGGTCGTCGCACTTCCACGATCTTGCGACCACCCCTTCGGTGGTTACTTTTCTGGTTACTGGGTGTACGGACCGGTTGGTGGTTCATTTCCTTGCTCTTAGGTGGACTGCAGACAAATTTCCCGAATTCTTCTGAATGGCTGTAGTACTGCCCAAGAATGGGTTCCTCTTTGAATTTAGTCCTGGCAACACGAGTTGACCCAAGGAGGACTTGTGAATCCTTAATACGCCCACTAAGCCACCGGATATTGACAGATGTGATACCAGGACAGTAGTGTAGGTAAGATCCGTCGGCCTTGAATTTCTCTCCATATTTCGCCACAGGTATCGTTATAATCCACTGTGATGGCAAGAGCTTAATCTCCCTGCGTTTGGCAGACACCACAATAGCTGAGATCGCCTTTGGTCCGAGACTGATGGATGTTGCGATCCCGTGTGTGTCTGCAACCACTTGCGTTACTGCAGCGACTGGGGGAGCACTGTCGAGTTGAACTCCGTGTGGTTCTACAGGAATCGTTGGGGATGTCGCCCACCGACTCTTTGGCGGGGGTGGAGCGGGTTCAGTCGTGGTATTCCTCCGTCTAACCGGTGCTTCGCCGAGATTGACCGCGCGATAGACCGCGGGATAGACCGCCTTTTTCTCACGAGGTGGTACGTAAGTTCTAGCCCGAAGGTTGAACACCGTCGTCTGCTCATTGGTCATATCTAGGTACCACAAAGGTGTGGAGACAAGGATGTTGATCTGGACAGCTTCCCACCTGTTAAACTCGATGTCAACGTTGCCAGGGATCTTCGAGTAGTCAACGAGGAAGCATTCTGCGAAACGCCCCTGAAGCTTCCTCGGATCGGGTTGGACAGCGAGCCTCTCGAACGTTTCGCGACACACCTTAAAGTACCGAGGTCCAGTTCGGGTGTGAAGGAAACCGTGCTTTCCAGATTCGTGAAAATAAAGGCGTCCACTATCCTGGAAGGGGTTGGTACACATTTCTACTTGCCTCTGTGTCGGAGTAATGATACCCTTCGTGGTCTTCTTCCCATTGTGCGTAGACACTCGAATGACGACCTTTTCAGCCAGTGTCCGTATTCGATGCGTTCCTGATTCTGTGTGTGTCTTGTAGAAATGCTCGGTAATCTCATCCGGTGTGACTTGGACTGAGGTACTTTGCGAGATCTTGGCCTGAAACACAACGTGTGCAAGAACGGTAGATACAGCCTTCCTGAACCAATCTCCGTGTTCGGTTGCCTCGCGTGTTTCACGTAGAGATTTGCTCTTCCGCTCAAACAAGGCTTGGGTCTTTTCAATGTAAGTCCTCTCGTGGTCCTTGAGGATTTCATCAGTAGGAGCTGGGTAAGCGGTCGATCCCATCCAATGACCCGTCTTCCGCGAGATCTTGACCCTGACCAATACTTTTGCTCCCGGGGTGAACAGAGACAATGAGGTGACGGGAACACTGAACCAAGGTTTCCCGTAGAAAAGTCGCGTCTCGTCGAATGGGACGACAAGAATCCTTCCAGAGTAGGCACCGATGACAGCTGCTTGGACAACCCTCATCTGAAGATCAAGCGATGCCGAGTTCCAGAAGAATTTAACATCATTCTCGCGCAATCCATCGCACGCAAGCGTTAAGTCTGTTGCTCCTTCAACACGCTTCTCACATATCGCAAGTTCTGATTCCATCGCCTTGAGTTGAACACGAATCTCATCCGCCTTTCGATGTGCGAGCGTAGCAACATGCGAGAATATACTCTTTGTGGTCTCGAGTTGCGAACTCCTAGCAGACTCGAGAGCATCACTCTCGTCCTTCTTATGCTTTTCGAGATTGTTCTGAAGGTTGGCATACACACTTTGAACATGTGCAAGTTCCTTGTCACACTGATCCTGCACGCGAAACTCAGTTGTGAGGAACCTGCTAAAGTCAGTGTGCGCTGGCTGACCCTTCTGTAGAATAAACTTGATGAAGGTTTCGGCAAAGTTCTCTCCCTTCGGCGTGGTGAACGAGGAGAGAGTTGGGAGCTGGAGTTCCAAAGCATCAATGATACCACGAACGAGTTGTTCAACGACTAAGTCCCAAGGACCCAATGGTGTTCCACTCTCAATCGCATCTGTCCCAATTCGAAGACCTTTTTCGTCGATGAATTGGATGAAACAAAACTGACCGTCCTTGTTCTTCTTTGCACAACCTGGAACCACTGTGAACCACTCTCGCAAAAGTTGAGAGAGAGGTGCGTAAGTTTCGCTTCCATCCGACAAGAAACGAAGCCATCCACCAAACTTGACCTTCTTGATGGTACTACCTTGAATGACGTAGGGAGTTTCGACATCGTTTCCGCATTCGATACCAATATCAATGTTGATGAAGCGCCGTGTTTCCTCTCGAAACCGTTTGTCATCCAGCCCCAAGAGGCCACGCATTGTCTTTGAAGGGGTTAAATAACGGGCACGCCGTCCCTGCTTTGCTCCAGCAGCCGGTGGACACATAGGCGTCTTAACTTGCTGTCCAGCGCTGTTGAGTGCCACGAAATACCCAGCTGCCGGTCCGCGTGGGCCATCTCCTCTAAACGGACGCAAGCCGACTGCTTGCTCTTCAACCCTCTGCGATGGTGTCTTTTGGCGACTCCAACCCCCACTACTCCACCCATCGTCGGCGGATGGTGTGGCAAATGGTGAACTGCCTTCTGATGTTGCATTAGTACCGGTACTAATGTCTGTTTTTCTTCCTTGCAATTGCGAGGAAGAGCCTCCAGTAACAAGACTAGAGGTGGAAGAGCATCCAGTAACAAGACTAGATGGGGTGTCAATAAATTCTACAGTGGGTGTAGATGTCATGTAAAATATGTTTTTATAAAGACCACACAAATATAATAAAATTTCAATTTTTTTATTTATAAAGAATAAAATATATTATATTTAAATGATAATAAATATTAAAGATAAAATTATTTATGCAATGTATGGAAATGATGAATATATGATAAATATTAAACACATTATTTATACATTACAGAAAAATAAAACAAAACAAATAGTTATTAATAATGAAAATATGACTTATTGTCACAACAATGATAAATACAAATATCTAATAATAAAAATAAATAATTCTATCTTTACATTAAATAATTATGATATTGTTTATTTTGAATATAATAGTATACCAAATATTATAATTGTTCGTACAGATCCACATATTTATTGGAATGATTGGTATGATAAATTAATTAGAAATTATAAAAATTATAATATGTATATTATATATGATTTTGACTGTAAAAATGAAATTTTAGAAATACCATTAAATATTAATATAATTGAAAATAGTATGTATAATAAAGGTATATATCTAGGGTATTATTATATTATTAAAAATAAACTAGAAGGTGACTTCATAATTTTAAATGATAAAATAATATTAAATAGTTTTATAAAAAAAGACAATATTAATCAAAATATATTTAATTTTGATCACAAATGGAAAATAGATAATAAATATATTTTTGAAATGATAAATTTATTATCAAATTCAAAAATATTATTTGAAGAATTTAATAATAAAAAATGGTATGGATGTTTTAAAGGATTATCTTTTATTGATAGTATTTTACTAAATAAAATAGAAACCACATTTAATTTCACAAATTTAATTAAAATTATTAATAATAATTATTATGATATGGCATTTGAAAGATTAATCGGTGTATTTATTTTTCATTTTACAAAAAATAATAGATCTATATTTGGTGATATTCATGAAGAATTAAGTAAAATAAAAAACCCTTGGAATTTTTCGTATGAAAATTATATTGAAAATAATGATAATTCTTTTAATTATATTTTTAAGTGAAAAATATCTTCCTCCATTTATCTAACATATCATTATTATGTTTTTCACTAAATTGTTTTAAAATATATTTTTGTTTTTTATAATTTAATGTAAAAATTTTAATATTTAAATCAATCCAAGAATCAAAATATATTAATAAATTTTTATGTTCAGGTAAATACCATTCTGATAATTCTATTAATTCATCTCTATATGGTGGAGACCAAAAAAAATCTTTATCTTTTTTTAATTCAAATAAAAATTTTTTACTAGGAATAAAATAAATAATACCTAAATATATAGCTTCAAAAAAAGCGTAATTAGACCAAGCATATGGAATATGTATAACTGCTTTAAATCTTGCTAAATCAAGAGGACCATTAAATCTACCATTATAATTTGATACTTTAAAAGATTCAATTATTTTTGTTAAATTAATCATTATATTATCATTATGATATGTTCCAATAAAAAACGTATTTTCAATATTATCTATTTTACTAAAATTATTAAACTTATATACATTTGATATATTACCTGTTGGTTTAATAATTAAATTACCAATATCTATATCCTTAAAATGTTTACAATAGTAATTTTCAAAAGGAGTATATCCAAATATAAACACATTCTCTTTTTCTATTGCCATCCTTATTAAATTATAATAATCTTTATCAGGAAAATCACAATCTAATGTAGATATATCATGATAATCAAATCTATTATTAATCCATATTATTAATTTTTTATTCCATCCATTTTGTAAAAATACTCTAGATATTGGTGCTGTATCAGAAGTAATAATAGCATCAAAAGTATTAAAATAATCTTGATGTTTATTCCAATATATTTCTGCTCTTTCTTTACCTATATTATATTTACTTTTTGTACCATCTATAAATTCTAAATAAGTAATTTTAATATCTAACTGTTTACCAACATACATTAATTCGTTATGACAACCAGTATGAAAACTTATATGTAATATATTTAACATTAATTTATTAAAGTAATAGTTTTTAAATAAAAAAATTAAAATTAATTTTTTTATTTATTTGATTTGTGTAAACACGTGCAGGTCACATATTGGACCTACTTGTAATTATATCGAAACTCCTCAAGGACGAGTGATTGGTGGAAACTCTTCTGCTGATCCTCCAGTGTATTCGACACACAGTTGAATCTCATCGAGGGCCTTCTCCTCGAGTGCCTTCTCCTCGAGTGCCTTCTCCGCTAGCTTCCTCTCCGCGAGTGCCTTCTCCGCGAGTGCCTTCTCCGCGAGTGCCTTCTCCGCGAGTGCCTTCTCCGCTAGCTTCCTCTCCGCCATCGAACGCTTCACCCGATCCGCAAAGGTCATAGACTTTTGGGACTCCACCGGTGCATCGTCCTCTGGCGTTATGGTTGGTGTAGGGGACTCCGCCGGAGCATTGTCCTCTATCGTCAGGGTTGGTGTAGGAGACTCAGCAGGAGCATCGTCCTCATCCAGTTCGTCTGCAGCGATAAGAATCCACGAACCATCTTCGAGCTTGGCGCTCACTAGTTCACGGTCCTTGAGTGCCGCATACTGTTCCTTGGTGAGGAAGGTGTCTGCTTCCCAGAACTTCGAAGCAGTAGTGATCGCATCGAGGTGTTGTTGAAAGAGCAGCTGGGTCTCCTTGTTAGAAGCACCCTTCGGGGTAATTACCATTCCTCCAGGAGCGTGGTAGTAAGTGAACTTGTTTGATGGAGGAGCAAAACCAGTACACTTGCGTCCACCGATGGAGAACTTGGTCGTGATGGTTCGTTCGCCGGCCTGTTCCATCTCACGACGAAGCTTGTAATGTGCGGAAGTGTTACTTGATCCGTCTTGGACAAGCTTCTTGTGGCGAAGCAAGTATTCCTTTGAGAAACGAGACGAACCGTAGAGTGTATGCTCTGTGCCTTGAGCTGTACATTCAGGGAGTCCAGTGATGCGCCCACAAAAACTACCGACTGTTGTGAAGCCGCTAGTTGTGTCTGTTAAAGTGCTGATGGAATCTGGCACTTGTACAAACTTTTTAACTGGAGGGGACTTGACAACCGGTTCGTCAACGTTATCGCCCTCAACAGTGAGACCCGCGAAACTGCCCTTCGACTTGGGAACGGTGCTACTTCCCTTTAATAGCTTGGGTCTCGTACGAGGAAGAGCCCTGCGAGTAGGGCGTGGTGTTGCCGGGGCGTGTGGCACGACTACAAGTCGGTAGTCAACAAACGTAAAGGTGCCTTGGGCCATCGCTCCGTCTGTTGTAGAACAGTACTTTAGTCTCTTGTCGATAATCATCTTGGCCTTCGCTTCAAGAGCAGAGTCTTTGTAGCGGCGTGCGAAAAGCATGAGACCGTAGATGACGTAGCCCCAGTCGATTGAACCGGTGATGAGCGGGTGGAGGTACTCCTCAATGATCTTGCGGTCGGAAGGAGAATCCGACCACGCCTCCATCGCGCCTGGAACACCGACTAAACCAGTGGGGAAAATCCACATTCGGGTGTTGGAACGAACCGCAAACACCTTTAGTGGACTTTCTCTCTTTGCGTCGACGAAATCGTCAATTTTACCGATGTAGATCATGACAGGAGCATCCTCGGGACCAAACTGTCGCTCGCCAAATTTGCCTGATGTCTTAGTGTCTCGATCTCCATGCCTAATGTAGGATAACTCACCACGCTCTGATACGAGGAGGTCTGTGGGAGTAAGGCGGTCCAAGTCCTTAGGGATGTGAGAACCGGGTGCGCGTCCGTTCCGTTCACACTTCTTTGCCGGGTGCTGTGCCTGAATGAAAGGGAACCGTGTTTTACCAGCCATAGGGCTAGTTGTCATGTCAATAGATGATCCAGTAGTGGAAGAATACATGTACTGATATATTACTTAAGAGTCTGATAAATAATAAAATTTTCAATTTTTTTTATAATTTAAAATATAGTCTTCACTTACTTGATTCATAAAATATATACCATTCCAAAATATTGTTCCACTTATTAATAATATACTAAAAGTATTTACTATAGTATAATTACAATAATTATTAAAGTACCCATTTATTATAAAATAAGATGATAATATACAACCAGGAGATCTAACCCATAAATTCATATGATAATTAATATATTTCTCATGTCTTTTTTGTATATACCCATTTCTTTCCAAAAATAATAAACAATAATCAATACCCCCAGGAAGTCCAGATAGGAAAAATAATGAATGACTCAATATAGCTCCATTATTTAATCTTAGAGACAAAGGAAGAGAAACCCCTATCATTAGTATATGATGTAACCAGTCGTCATATCTAAGTTTTTGGTAATAGTATAATATATGATAAATATGAATACTAAATACCATACTTACTATATCATTATTTGTAGGTTGTGTCATAGCTTCACTAATATTAAAATAACAAAAAGGTAATTCTTGTATAGTATTCATAATTATATACATATTTCCTAAAAAATGATTCCAGTAGTATGTGCCTTTGAAATTTAATTTAGTCATTAAATAATCTGAAAGAATAAATCCAGATGTATAACATAATATATCTTTTAACATTAAATAATATATTATATATTTTTTAAATAAATTAATATTGCTAATATATTTTAGAATATATTAATATTAATATCCCTATACATTTTGTCATCTTTTGTTATATTAAAATGTTTATAAAAAGGTTTAAATAAAGATAAAATAACATTTGATCTTACCTTTGGCGGTGAGTGAGGATCAACAAGTATTCTTTTTAATAAAGCTTCTTTGCGATATTTACACTTCCAAATATTAGCATAATTAATAAAAAATTGTTGAAAACAATCATATTTTTTAGTACAAATATTTTCATTTTGATTTTCATCTAAATAATTAATTAAGGCGTAATATGCTATATTAACTCCTCCTAAATCTGCTATATTTTCACCAAGTGTTAATTTACCATTAACATTTTTATCATAAATTTTAATATTTGAATAAATATCTACTAATTTATCTGTTAATTTAATAAAATTGTTTTTATCGCCTTCATTCCACCAATTAACTAATTGTCCATTTCCGTCATATTTACGACCTTGGTCGTCAAAACCGTGTATAATTTCGTGTCCAATAACACATCCTATACCCCCAAAGTTTAAACCAATATTATTTGTTGAAGAATAAAAAGGATATTGAAGAATACCAGCAGGGAATACAATTTCATTTAATTGTGGAGAATAATAAGCATTCACCTCGTGTGAATTCATAAACCATTGATTTAAATCTTTTTCCTCTCCAATATAATTATTATAATATTTAGTATCATTAAATAAACAAATTAATACATTTTCAAAAAAAGTAAATTTATTAGATATATTATAGTTTTTAAAATCTCTCCATTTATCAGGATAACCAATTTTAAAATTCATTTTATTTAATTTTGTTATTGCTTTATCTATTGTTACACTTGTCATCCACTCATTATTCAAAAGTCTATGTTTAAATGTATTTTTTATAAACTTTATAATTTTTAAAACTTTATTCTTATCGTCAATGCTGAAATACTTACTAACATATAACTGACCTAATAATGGACCAAGTAATATTTCGCATTTATTTATTGATCTTTTCCATAAAGGTTTCATTTCTTTAATACCTTCTAAATCTTTATTATAAAAATTAAAAAGTTTTATTTCAGTATCATAATGAATATAATTACCTAATTTTCGTAAATATAACCAAATAAAATATTCTTTCCATATATTTAATGGTAAATTATTCCATAAATCAATATAACCCGTACCTTTATTATTTTTTAAAAATTTAGGATTCAACACATTAATTTTACCAATGTTTTTATTATTTTTTTTTAAATTATTAAAAAGTAAATGAATATTTAATTCTTTAAAATTATTATTAAAATCTTCGTATAAATATAAATTATCCATTAGTTCTGGATTTCTTTTTTCAACAGCTGAATATGTATTTTTTGCTAATATTTTTTCAAGATTAAAAATAGTATCAATATCAAAATTTAAATCAAATAATTCTAAATATTCTTTCATAAAAATTTTGTATTTTTTACAAATATCTTTATAATTATCATCTAAATAATATTCTTTATCCGGTAAACCTAAACCTGCAGTTCCAACATGAAGTATATAATACGGTGTATGTAAATCTAAATCGACATAATAACTTACTGGCGTAGAAATACCATATAAAAAAAACTGGTTATTTATAAAATCTTGTAATTGTACTTTATCATTTATAGTATTTATTTTATCTAAAAATGTTTTTACAACTTCTTTTGGTTTTGTATTAGTAATATTTAATGATTGAATATACAAATTACATAATTTTATAAAATCTGGATTAGAACAATTAACATTATCCTCTAATAATAATTTAATTTTATTTAAATTATCTTCTGCTAAAATATTAAAAGTTCCCCATCTACTTTCGTGATTTGGTATATCCGTGTTGTTTAACCAATTGTTATTTATATATTGATAAAAATCATCCTTAATCATATAATATAATATATATAATATTGTTTTAAATTAATACTCGATTATACTTTATTCAAAAAAATTATACTTATTTATTATATCAATATAATTATTTTTAAAATTTGATAAAACAATAATATATGTATTTTGTATCGTAGTATTTTTATATAAATGAAAATTATGATCAAGATATGTAAAATCATTTTTTGATATCATTCTTAACCCATAAAAATATTCTGATTGTTTTATTTTATTAATAATAATAAAATCATCATATTCTATGGTATTATTATTATTTTCTTTATTATTTTTTTTCATAATTTCTTTACCTAAATTATCCCATATTGGAATAGTAATAATAAAAGTTACTTGGTTGTTTGATTTTAAAATATTAAATAATTTATTTATACCTTTTTCTATTATATCTTTTTGATAAGGGGGATTAAAAGAATATGTTCCTTTTTTAATTTCTATATTAAAAAAACTTCCAATTGAACCAAAATATTTTTCAATATCATAATACAGTGAACAATAAATATCAGTTTCTGTATTTATTGTTGAAGCAAAACATTCAATACTTAAATTTAAATCTTCTTTCATTTTATTTAAAATTATAGGTAATACCGCTAATTGATTATTATTGGATCCTAATAATTGATATCTAAATAATATTAAAAATATATATTTATCTAATTCGTCGGGAAATCCTGAATATTTTGTTTTTAATTTATTATACTTTTCTACAGGTATTATCAAATTGTTTAATATATTAATTAATCTAATATTAGATATTTTAAAACTAAAATTAAAAACTATATTAAATTTATAAAAATTAATATCATCAACCTTTCTTTTTTCAATTATCATAGACTTTTTTATTACATAATTATCTTTATTTTCATTAATAAAACTATTGTGTTTATAATTAGTATTTTTAATTAATGTCTCATCATATACCATATTATTATTATTTATTATAAACTGTATAATATCTTCTTTATTTTTAATAGAATCATCTACAGAACAATAATCGCTTAGTATATCATATAATATATTATTATTCAAGTTATTAGATGGAAAAAAATAATCATCATTATATTTATATTCAGAATATAATGAGAAAAACCAAGTAGCATATAAATTTGTTAAAGTTCTATATACAGATTTTTTATTTGTAAAGATATCAACGGGTAATTTTTTTATACATATATTTATAAAATTTTGTAATAAATAACAGTATAATTTACCTTTAAATATTTCATAAATAACATTTATTGGTTTTATTATTTTTTTATCATATTTTATAATATTATTATTTAACTTTATTTCTTTCATATTATTAATAATTATAAATTATGTTTTAAAACTAAATTAAAAATTCTATTATAAATTAGATGAACAATAATACGATTATTATAAATTCAATTGAAAATAATTTGTTTAATTTTAAAAATGTATTAAATAAAAAAAATACTATTATATGGAAAAATTGTGATAATTTACAAATAATCATCAAAACAAAAATAAATAAATTAGTATTTTATAAATGTACTAATATTACATTAAAATTTAATGAAGCTGTAATAGGGTTTGAATTTGATAACTGTACTAATATTAATGTAAAATTAATTAAAAATAAAAGAATAAATAGTTTAGAATTATTCAAATCAATAATAAATATTAATAATTTAAATAAAAACACATTTTTACTTTTAGAAAAAAGTAAAATTAATATGTCCTGACTAGTAGTTTTGAGAACTTGATCAACCAAGTATCATATCTAGTTTTAATAATTTTAACATAGACACTTCCAAGCTTTTGTTTATAATTATAAATTAGACTTCTGGCAAAATATTTATTTTCTAAAAATTTTAGTTTTGAAAATTTATATTCTTTTGTGCCATCATTTACAATAATATCATCTTCGTATAGAATATCATCTAATTTTAGAATATGTCCGGGCCAATTTTTAACATGTTGTAAATTAGTAATAACGTTATCAGTATCATCTCTAGAAAGCATAAGTTCTGTGATGAATTTTTCTTGTGCTTGTAGTAAAAATTGTTTGAAATTGTCTTGTTTTTGGGTCATTATAATATAAAATATCATACTAAATCAAGTTAAAATCAATTTTTATATTATATTATAATAATAATGAATTGTCAAGGATACTATCAATTTTATGAGAATTCTGGTAATCAATTATATGACTATTATGGTAAAAATCATTTAATATATTATAAAAGTAAATTACCATTAGAGAATTGGTATAATAAAAATAATAGTAAAGGATTATTATTAAATAATTATTTAACAAAAAAATTAGATACAATATATGATAGATCTTTTACAATATTTTTAAAAATAAGATTTTTAGATAATAATCTATATATTGAAAATAAAAATTATATAATATTTAATAGTTTAGAACCAATAAGTAATGATAAATCATTTGGTATATTATTAAAAAGAATTAAGAATAAATATTATTATCAAATAAAACTTGATGATTTATGTAATAATGTTTGTTATTATGATATCGCAGAACTAGATAAAATAGATATTAATCAATCTCACTGTTTATGTGTAATGTGGGATGAGAATAAAATGTCTTTTACAACTATCTTTGTATCATCTAATAATATAATAGAACATAAAAATTTAATAATTTATAATTATTCATATGATCCAACCGACGAATATTTTAATGGATATATGCCAGATGATGACGGTATTGATGTTTATACATTAGAAATAAAAAATATAACATTAGGATATAAAGATATAGATAATAATACATTTTTAAAATCATTGATAACATCTTTTCGAATAGAACCAAAAATTTTTAACTTTTCCGAAATTTTGAATTTTTTTAATTATGATTTTATAAAATTTAAAAAAGATTATTTTAATGGAAGCAATTATTTTGATATTTTAAATGGATTTTCATTACAAGATTCAACTAATAGTGATAATATACATTTTAAATATAATAATAATGAGAAAATGTGTATTTTTAATACACAAGGAATACAAAATTATGGACATAAAAAAAATAATAAATCATATTTATTTACAGATAATATAGATGATTTTTTTTACTATAAAAATATATATAATAACGAATATTCTTATTCTATTACATTTTGGATTAAAGGGATACTAAAAGATAACAGTACATTTTTTAGTATGATATTTCCTACAAATAATAAAGAAATAATAACATTGGATGCTAATATAGAATATATAGATAATAAAACCTATAAATATTATATTATAATAGCTCGTAGAGATATAAAACATAATATAATAAAAGACTCAAAAATAGTTCATGATATTGGTATTATAAATAATGAATATAAATGGGACTATATATGTATATGCTATGATAATTTTAGAAATGAAAATTTTAAAGGTGAAATAAAAACTTTTTTAAATTCAAATATAATAAATAATTCAAAAATGTTAAATGATTTAGAATTAAAAAAAAATACTATAATACATCTAGGAGTAAATAGTCAAAAAAATAAAAAATTTGTAGGTTTTATGAGCGGTATCCAAATTTATAATTATTTAATTGATATAATACAAGTAGAATATAATTTTAAAAGATTAGATAATTGTTATCATCCTGATACAAATATTTTAACTGATAAAGGTTATATAAATATAACAAAATTAAAAAGAGGTGATATGATAAAAACGTTATTGTCTTATAAAAAATTAGCTAGATTAATTATAACCCCTGTTAAAAATTATGGTGATGACTATATTGTTTTTGATGTTAGTTCATTAGGACCACATATACCAGATAGAAAATTAATAATAACAAAAGGTCATCCTATTTACTATAAAGGTAATTTTTATAATCCTGAAGATTTTGTAAATAATATGACATATAATGTATATTTAAATAAAATAAATATTAAAAAATTATATCATTTACAATTTGAAGAACATGAAATTATTTATTCTAATAATTTATTAACAACATCATTACCGTCAAATACAATATTTTTAAATTTATATTTACCTAAAAATCTGTATTTTGATAAAAAAAAGTTTAATAGAAATAATATTGGAAAACATTATCCACCTTATTTTTTACATGAAGATCCTATACCATTAAATAAATTAGATTTTGACAATAATTTTTGATTTTTCTATTCCATTCTCACATAGATACTCTATAATTTTTTCTGTTTGTTCTCCTTGTAAATGTATAACATTTTCTTCAACACTATTTATAAGTTTATCTTTTACAGAACCATTACATCCGAATTTAGTTTTAAATTTTTTAAGATGTGCTTTTTTATCATCTGGCGATATATCCCATCCAGATATAAATATATTTGTTTTTCTTCCTCTTTTTTCTTTAGTAATTAAAATATTCTTATCTTCTTCTGGTAACAACAACTGATTTGATGTGACGAAATTATCCATTATAAATAAATAATTATTAATTATTTAATTATTAATCAATTTTTTTAAATTGAGTAATAATTTGTTATATATTGTTTTAAAACTAAAATTATATGATTTATCTAATTTAATTTCTTCTAGTAAATTATGATTTTTTATGAATATACTAGATGAATGCGAGTTATGTTTTTTAACAATACTAAAATTTTTATTATTATCTTTAATATTATTATTTTTTACATATAATATTTTTCTAATAGAAATAATCTTATCTTTCCTTAATACTTTATAAATAATAATAATCCAGTCTAAACCTTTTTCTTGTCTTTTCAAATATTCATTATAATTACCGTGATTTAAATATAAATCATTTGGTAACTTTCCTTCAACGCTTAAACATTTAGATTTACATTCAATATTAATATTATTACAATTACTACATACAATATCAAGTGATGGCGTATTATTACCAAGAACTTTTAAAGATTTTGTATTACAATACTGACAATTAATATATTTTGCTACAATATTTTCCATAATTTTCCCTACTATTTGTTTCATTGTTCCAGCTAAATTTTTTTCAATCTGACAATTTCTACAATTATGATTACCGCCACAATAGTAACATTTAATTTTTTCAGTTCTTTTACAATTCATTAACTATATAATATTTAAAAAATAATATATATAAATCAATTTTTTCTATGTAATTAATAATGAAAAACTTTAATAAATTAGACACATATAGATTTACAATTGATGAAACGTTAAAAACAAACAAGTTAAAAAATAATAATTATGAAAAAAAATTTTATTTATTTTTATTTAATGATGATTTTAATCAATTTAAATTATGGTTCAAAATATGTTCTGCTAAAAATAATTTTACGGAAAATCTTAATAATTTAAATAACATTTTAGATATTTTTAATAAAAGTGATAGTATCATATCGTTTAAAAGATTATTTTTAATTGATAAAAATTGGTATGCCTTTTTTAATACAAATGCAGATATTAATGGAAATATCTTACCTAATGAAAAAAGATTAGGTGTGAATAAAAAATATGTTTTAGATATTTTAGTAATTCAGAAATTTATTACAGAATTTGCGTTAGATTTAGATAAATCTATTGAATTTTATCAAAAATTAAAAATTTTATTTAAAATGCATCTAGCATAAAATATTGAAATAATATTTTTAAAAGAATAATATTTAGTATTTTAATGAATATTAATCCTAATACTATAGATCCTTTTTACCGATACAAGATGCCTAAACCTAATACACGGTTTGCGGGTGGTGGAAATGGTAGTTATACGTTTTTTGATAATATATATGATGTTTCAAGTGCGATTAATACACCTTCTCACGTTCTATTTAATTTCATTAGTAAGTCACTAGGTTCTAGTAGCAACTATGAAAAGAAAACCATAACTGGTCATCATAAAAATTGTATTATCATTGATGAAATATATAAATTTATTAAAGAATTTGTTATGTGTCAAAATTGTTCTATTCCAGAAGTAAAACCGTCAGTTCAAGGTAGCAAAAAGAAAAAACAATTAGTATTTGATTGTTCTGCTTGTGGTTGTAAATATATAAAAACATCAACAAATAAATTATTTGATAAAACAATTGATAATATTATAAAAAATGTAGATAAATATGAATTTAAAAAGGGTAATATCGTACTAGCAGAGAAAAAAACTTTATTTAATCCATTATAATATATTTAAAAGTTAAACAATTATAACTTTTTTTACACCTTTGAACATTTAAAACGCCGACTTTATAAAATTATCAATGTCACGATTACATAATAATGGTGTAAATTTATTTATTTTACTATCATCCCAATTCCACCATTTAATTTCTAATAATTTATCAATTTGTTCTTCTGTAAATCTTTTTTTTATTAATTTTGCTGGATTGCCACCAATTAAACTATAAGGTTCAACATTTTTAACAACATGGCTATTATTTGCTATTACTACACCATCACCGATAGTAACACCCGACATAATTGTTACATTAGCACCAATCCATACATCATTTCCAATAATAACATCACCTTTGGTGGATGGGTGACCTACACCATTAATATTATTAAAAATATTTTTATGGATATGTCCAAATGGATACGTTGTTGCCCAATCTGTTCTATGATTCCCACCTAAATACACCTTACAATTCTTAGCGATTGAGCAGAAATTTCCAACTACTAGTTTAGCATCCTCCCGCCACGAAAAAATTTTTGGTATTCCATATGTATATTTTCCTACTTTCATATTTATATATATATATATATTTTTTTTTCTAAAACATTAATTTATATTTCAAACGTGTCATCGATAATTAAATCATTTTTAAAATGTCTAGTTTTACAAAATAAAAACAATCCTGATAATTTACATTTATTTAAAATGTTTTCTGGAACGTGTGTTAAATCTATGTGTACGCCCTTTTTGTATTTATCATTTAATTCCATTATTTTATTCCAAAATAAATCTTTATTAATATCAAAAAGATGTCTTTCTTTAATATAAACAACTAATTCATCTTGTAATACATCTCTATTAAAATTAGGTCGTTGTGGTCTTCTAGTGTGTTTACTATGTTCTTGGTAATTATCTACAAATTTTTTAATTACGTGTTCAGTAATTTCTTTTATTTTCAGTTGCTTCATTTCATCTAGATTTTCATCAGTATAAATACAAGAAATTGGTACAGCCTTATTAATATTATTAAATTTTTGTATAATTCCAAATTTATTATCATTATAATAAAGATTAACCGTACAATTAATTAAATCTTTATTTTCTTTGTAAATTTTTTTAAAAGCATAAAAACGATGTTGACCGTCCCATAATTTATATTTAATATTCCCTTTGGAATCTATTACTTGTGATATATGTAAACTTGATGATACTAATTCTTTTTTCTTAATAGAATCTATTAATTCATCACATCGTTCAGTTGATAATATTCTGTTTTTATCCCATATTTTAACAAGTTTAAAAAAGTTTTTCGGATTACTTATTTTACAAATAGATAAATTATCAAAATTTGTTAATTCCTCTAATCCAATATTAAATAATTTACTCTTTATTGTTTTCTCTTTTGTATTTGACATTATTATGTATATTTTATATTTTTTTAAATATAAAATATATCAATTTTTACTAATTAATGAATATATGATAAAAATATTTTTTCTTTTTTACACATAGTCATACTATTTGGATAATATGTGTATTTTCCAGTAGAATTTTTTGGATGTAAAAATACTATTTCATTATTATAATTTTTATCCATTAGAAAATCTTTTTTAACAACCAAATAATTAATTATATGGTTCAATTGTTCTAAATTTGTTAAAATTTTAGTTCCTTTATGATATCTAAATAAAGCTCTATTATTATTTTATCACTTACTGTAGAAAAATTAGTAGAATATTCTTCAAGTATGAGCGTTGTCATTATAATAAATGAAAATCTCTATTTAATTAAATTAAGCAATCATATTAGCTTTAATAGCAGGATGATAATTATAATTAACTAATTTATAATCTTCAAAAGATGAATCTTCAATATCTTTTATCGTTTTTAGTTCTGGTATACTAATATTAGGTTGATTAAAAGTTTCTCTTTTTAATTGTTCTAAACATTGTTCTTTATGACTTTCATAAATATGACAATCTCCTAATGTGATTGTAACCATTGATGGAATTTTATTTGTTATTTTCGCAATCATATATAATAGTAATGATGTTGATGCGATATTAAATGGTAAACCTAGAAAAATATCTGCGCTTCTTTGGTACATATTAACTGATAATTTATCATCTTCTACATAAAATTGTAAAATTAAAGAATGACAAGGATATAAAACACCTTGTGATACTTGACTTGGATTATAATCTGTCATTAATATTCTTCTACTTGACGGATTATTATTAATATCATTAATAACATTTTGTAGTTGATCAATATTATCACTATTAAAATTTCTCCATTGATATCCATACATTGGACCCATTTCACCTTCTTCATACTCCAAACCTAAACTATCTAAAAATTCTCTGGTTGTATTTCCTTTCCAAATTTTAATTCCTTTATCCTCTAATTTTTTAGTATTAGTATCACCTCTAACAAAGAATAGTAATTCTTCTACTATTCCTTTCCAAAACATTTTTTTAGTTGTTAAAAGTGGAAAACTATCACTAACCTCAAATTTTAAATCTTTGCTAAATAACGAGTACGTATAACCATTTCTTGTCATTCTTTTTTTACCATTATTTAATATATCTTTTAGTAAATTTAAATACTGATTTTCAGCATTTAAATAAGGTTTTATTGTTATATATTTTAATTTATTAAAAGTTTGATTATTTTTATTAATATCATCATACTGATAAAAACTTAATATTTTATGCTTTGGTAACTTTACAAATGTATCACAATCAAATGTACTGTCTATTCTGGTACAATAAATTTTATTTAAATCTCTATGGTTAAAAGCTAAATTGTAAATTTGAGCACCTCCAATTACCCAAATATTTTCAGAATGTAACCCGTTTACATTATATGCTAAGTTTAAAGCATCATTAAAACTTTTAACAAATTTAACATTTTTATTAATTATATTTTCAGATGTTGAAATAACAATGTTTATACGGTCAGATAAAAATTTGTTTGGTAATGTTTCCATTGTTATTCTTCCCATAATAATAATATTTTTTTGAAATGGAACTTTATTTGTTGTTAAAGTTTTAAATAGTCTTAAATCTTTTGAAAAATACCATGGTAAAGAACTATTTTTACCTATACCATTATTATTATCTAGAGCTAATATTACATTAAACATTAATATTATTAATGTTTAAAATAATAAGAATTTAAATCAATTTTTAATCACAATTTAATATTTTATATACTTGTGGAATATAAGACTGTGTAAATTCAATATCTTTATATATTTGTTTTATTTTATTAAAATTAAAGTGTCTTACATTATCAAAAAATAATCTTAGATAATTTCTAAATATTAATATTTTATTGTTTTCAGATTCACGTTTTATCTTTTGTGATATTTTTGGGAAACATTCCAATATATTAACTGTATTTTCTACTGTTAATATTTCTGAATCACAAAAATCGTACGTAGTCACACAATTAAATAATTCTATATTATAATCTTTAGTACGATAGTAAGCTAAAATATACAATATTATTATGATTATAATAATATATTTTAAAATGTATGATATGGTTGATATTACATAGAATACAATTAAAATTATTAATAATATTTTTAAAGTATTTTTATTTAGTTTCATTATATTAAACTATACAAAAATTATTTTGGAACAGTTAAAAATAAGAATAAAACAAATACTAAAATACTTAAACTAGCTAATAAAGGTCCTATAGTATTAAATTTAGATAGTGTACTAAATCCTTCAGTAAATTTTAATGTTTGTTTTAATGTTTGTTTTGGTTTTGGTTTTGGTTTTGGTTTTGTTTTTGTTTTTGGTTTTTTAACCGGACCGAGATCAATAATTTGAATCTTTCCCTTACCTTCGACCCATGCATCATCACTCATATCTACAAATCTTGTCAGCATCCCATTTATATTACACGGTTCTTGCTCATTTATTTTACAAGTTTTATAATTATCTAATGCGTACTTAATACAAGTATATCTACAATTCTCTTCCTTCCATAAACCATTGGTATTACTATCGCCACTACTACCGTGTATATATTTACCATCTTGCACGGCCCAACACCCCTTAAGATCGTCTTTCGAATGACACTTGTTAGTCCCGGATACAGTATGGTTCTCCTCCATTTCGGCCTGTATCTTAATGTAATCATTAAGATGCCATTTTTTATGCGCGCCGTCAAAATCTACTTCATTACCATCAACACCATCGGTACCAGAGATACCTTGAATACCTTGAATACCTTGAATTCCTTGAATTCCTTGAATTCCTTGATCTCCATCAACACCATCAGCACCTTTATCACCATCAGCACCTTTATCACCATCGGCACCTTTATCCCCATCAACACCATCAACACCATCAGCACCTTTATCGCCATCAGCACCTTTATCCCCATCGGCACCTTTATCCCCATCAGGACCTTTATTCCCATCAACACCATCAGCACCTTTATCGCCATCAGCACCTTTATCGCCATCAGCACCTTTATCCCCATCGGCACCTTTATCCCCATCAGGACCTTTATCCCCATCGCCACCTTTATCACCATCAACACCGTCAACGCCAGGTGGACCAAAAGTACCAGCTATACTAGCTATACTAGCTATACTAGCTATACCAGCTATACCAGCTATACAAGCTTCTCCTTGAACACCTTGAGGACTTTTATCTTTATCCACAGAGGAAAAAGATTCTATATTAGTTTTATAAACCATTATATATATATATATATTATATTAGATTAAATATTTTTATATATTTAATTCTGGAAATTCATTATCATTAAAATTAATTATTTTTTTACTATTTTTTAAATCATTAAAAAATCTTTTATGTGGGATTGGTAATCTTGGATTAAATTGTCTTTGTTTCACTTCAACTTTACCATCATTAAACCTTTTCTGTAGCATTCTTTTTGATTTCCAATTTTTTTTTTGCTCCGGATTTTGTAATGTTTTCCATAAATTAATTTTAATTTTGTTTTCTTTTACCTTTTCTTTTACACTTCTATTATTTTGTTCTATATTATATTTATTGTTAATATCACAATTATTTATTTTTTCATTAATTAATTTAGTATAATCTTCATATTCCTCATCCGATTCTGATTCACTTGTAGGAAATAATCTTTCAGGTTGAGGTACTATATCATTTTCTTCATCATCATCGGACCAGTTATAATTTTTAGACATTATTATATAAATTTTTATTTGTTTATATAATAATGAATTTATTGGCATTCTTTTTGATACATTTTATACAAAGAAGAATATATCAACTTGGGTCTTATTTCTAAATCATTATTAACAGGAAAAAATTATCATACTACTACAGGAGTACTTGAATCTGGTACATTAAGAATCCTAGCAAATGTTATAATTGAAGGTTCTCTTACAATTGATGGTAATAATAATTCGGGCAATTTAGAAATTAGTGTCGATAACTCTGGAATGAGTATTAAAAATACTGCCGTTGATGATGAAGAAAATGATAAAATTATTAAACGTCAATCGAGCGATGCAAAACCTTTTCTTCATCTTGAAAATAATGATAATGAGGATGGTAGAAAATTTGCGTTAGTGAAAAATTAAATATACCTAATACTGAAATAAAAATATATATTTTAGAAATTAAATCTAATCATAAATAATAGTAATTATTTATGACTAAAATAAATTATGAATTTATACAAAAAATATTTAATAGAAAAAGAAGTCTTAAAAAAGAAAAAGATAAAATTAAACTATCCAAATATAATGAATATATCCCAATGTATGATATTTATTCAGATAATATATATCCCATTCATAATTTAAAAATTTATTATCGTCTAACTAAATGTCATTTTAGATTTATCACATCTGAGGTTAAACAATGGATTAAAAATAAAATGGATAAAACAAAAGATAAAGGATTAATACTAAATTACAAAACAAATTTAGGAATTATTGAAAATTATCATCTACCAACTTTAGAAAAAACTTCATACGAAACTGTTTATAAATATTCGCCTGAAATGGGATTATCTATTTCAATCTGTAAAAGAAATAGTTTTCATCCCTTTTCAACTCACCTTACTCCATATTATACCAAAAATGAATTAATAAAACTTGGAATGAATAACAAAATTGTATCAAAAATAACACCTGAAAATCTAGTGGATAAAGATTTACATTATAAGATTTGTAAACTGGTATCTAAAAATGATATATCTTTTGATTTAATATATAACCATATGAAACATATAATTGATACTAACTCGATAAACTGGGTTAACTATTATTCTTTTCTTGGAAGTTATATATTCAATTCATATTTACGGGATTCTAAAATAAGATTATCAAATTATTTATTAGATGGATTAAAAATGTTAGTAAATACGATTGATACAGCGCCTGCTTTTAAAGACAACTATTTTTTTTATCGATTTATCTGGGATGATAAATTTTTAAAAAAATTAAAGGTAGGTGATACTTTTACTGATAAAGGATTCTTATCAACAACAAGAGACCCTTTTTATTCACCTGGTTTACAAATGGATTTCGGTTTAATATTAGTTAAAATTAATATTCCAAAAAATAAAAAAGGTGTAGGATTGTTTCTTGAAAACTTTAGTATGTTCCCAAAAGAAGAAGAATATTTAATTAAACCAGAAAGTAAATTTAAATTAGTTGCTAAAGATGATAAATTTGATTATAAACATATTAATGAAAGTTTTGAGAAAAAAATAAAACAGAAATACGAATTTACTTTTGTTTCAAATAATTTTAATGTTAATAAACTAAAAGGTGCTAGTGATAATTCTATTCCAGAATTAAATTTAAAAGACTTAAATTTATCTGGTAAAGATAGAGTTGACTTATTTAAGGACTTTTTAAAAAATTGTGATGATATGGATCAATTTAAATTTAAAGACGATATTTATACTTGTCAATTTTTTAATTCAACTAGTTCTTACAAAAAGTTATTTTATAATGAAACAGAAAATGGATTAATTGTAACAAAGTATACAAATGGATACCCTGAATTATCTTTGGAATGTGGGGAAAAATTAGCAGTTAATTATATTCAAAAATTAAATTATCATAATAATGATAATGTTGATGATAATGTTGATGATAATGATGATGATAAAGAGGTTATTGGATTAATATCAAAATTATTTGGATATGAATTAGCATTAATATTTTTCCCATACAAAAATTTCTCTGAATTTAAATCAAATTATAAAGATGAAAATATTAACTTTTTATATAATAATTTATACTGTTATCCTATTTATTTGTATTTTAAAAATGGAAAAAAACATCTAACAGATAAATATTTTAAATTCAGTTATGGTTATTTCAAATTAGATAAAATAATGAAAACAAAAGTACCAAAATCAGTGTTAGAAAAATTTCCTGATGATTTAGATAAAAAGTTATCGTGGAAAGACTTACTTGTATTAGTAATTGAAAAACATTTTTATCTATATTCTAAATTGGAGGAAAGTTTTAATGAAAATTTTGATGATTTATTTAATAAATGTTATTTTGAATTTGATAGTCTTGTTTATTTAAAAAATAATGATTATGATATATCATATTTACCAAATATAGCACATTCAGAAACACGTATTGATAATACTAGATTTAATTTAATATTTAATGATAATATACGAAGAATAGATTAATAATATTTATCATACAAATAACCCATAATCATACCACCAATTATATCAGTAGGATAATGAACACCCAAAAATACCCTACTTAATCCTACCATAAACGGCATTATTTTAAGAAAATTATCATTAGGATATTTTCTTAGTAAAATTAATGCTAATACAGTTGCTGTTTGAGTATGTCCACTTGGAAATGAATATTTTTCTGATAAACTCGAATGTGTTGAGTTTGAAAGATTTTGTACCCTTGTACTACTTTTATAAGGTCTTTCTCTTTGAATTATAACTTTTATTAAAATAGTAATCATAGAACTAAAAGCTAATTTAATAATATCATTTTGATTTAATAATTTATATTTATGAAAAAGCAGTAATAGAATAATAAAACTGATTGAGTTAAATGGTTGTGACAATAATTTCATTATATTATTTAAATTTAATTTTTGTATATTTTCTATAATTTGTATTTCATCAAACATATATATATATATATATTCTAAAATATTTTTTTATTTTTTTCCAATGTAAGTTAATAATATAATGATTATTAAAAAGATTTCATTTTTTACTATAGTATCATTACTAATTTTGGAAATATACTTTAATTATTATCAAAAAGATAATAATGAAAATTTTAAAGTTAATGATATTATAACAGGTGACGATAATAATGATATTGATAATAATGATATTGATAATAATGATATTGATAATAATGATATTGATAATAATGATATTGATAATACTATTCAAATAGAAAATCTAGACAATATACCAAAAAAAATAGAAAAAATAATTAAATTTAAAATTCCAAGTCCTTGGACACAAATAACTAAAAATAAAAATTATTCAAGATTCTACATAAAAATAAATAATTTTAATGAAGATTTGTTTTTAAAATGGAAAAAATTAGTAGGAATATTAGATTATGATATAGATACGAAATCTTTAATAATTGAAACTAAACATAATTATGAAGCTTTATCAATTGTTAATTTATTAATTAGTAATATGAATAATAATATAACATTAGAAGAAATTATAAAAAATAATCTACTAGGAACTTCAATTAATAAAGCAAAAAGTCATAAACTAGTTAGAATTAAATTAGTAGATTTAATAAAGGAAAATAATAATAATATAAATTATCCAGCAGATACAAATCATAATAATATAAATTATTCAGCAGATACAAATAATAATAATATAAATTATCCAGCAGATACAAATCATAATAATATAAATTATCCAGCAAATACAAATCATACTAATATAAATTATTCAGCAGATATAAATAATAATAATATAAATTATCCAGCAAATACAAATAATAATAATTTTACGAATAATAATAATATTGATGCATATGAAGGATCTGAATTTTCTTTTATTTAATTTATAAAAAAATATCTAATTATATATATATATATATATGTTTGGATCAATACCACCATTTATGCCAGGAATGACTGGTAATGTATTAAGACCTGTTTCTCCTATGAATGCAGCACCAATGCACCCTTTAATCCCTTATATGGGTAGATCATTGTCACCTGTTGGAGGTGCTTTGCCTTTAATGGGTACTGGGTTACCAGCACCATCAATAATGCACCCAGGGTTTCCACCTCAGCATTTGCCAATGATGATGGGATTACCACAACCAAATTACTTAAGTAGATGGAATAATACACATACTAGTCAATTAGACGCTATGAAAAAATATATAGGTAGAGAACCAGATGTAGTTATTAATAAACCAGGCGGTATGGCAATTTGGAAAAAAGATAAAGTTACTTATATTTTAAATGATCATAATAAAAATGGATATGTTCCTGGTACTGGTGCTAATGATAGGAAAGGTATGGTTTCTACTATAATTAGACTAAAAAGTATCCCCACTCCCGCCCTCAATCTTCCCCCTGGTATTGTTTATGATAGAACAAATCTTACATTACACGCATCGAGTGATACTATTGGTAATACTATACATGGAATAATAAGTACATACGCTTATCTACAAATTGCTGCTACTAGTATTGCTGTGGATGGTGATAATAAAAATATGTTAGATAAAAGTAAACTAGAAGATTAATTTATTCAACCACTACCACAAGTTGGGAAAGCATAAGGATGACAATTTAATTTCATTTGTTCCTTATATTCATCTTTATTACGATAGTATTCAATCTCAATAAACGCTAAATTCGTAACTTTATTAGTATACATATCTATAAGATTATTTTTATACATTTCTGTAATTTTATCCATCTCAATTTGATTATTGGTTTCTCTATATTCTTTTATAACTTCTAGTACAGTTCTTAATGTAGCATAATTAGCTTCTAATGAACCACATCTAGCAGTAATAGTATTTTTTAGTAAATCAATTATAACAGAACCGGATACAGATTGAATAAGATGAACTAGACTCGCCGGAATATATTGATGTATTGTTGTATATAAAAAGTCAATATGATCTGTTGGAACCGAATGTTTTACTTCTTCATCTAAAAGAGTATGACCAAGAAAAAAATCTGTTGGATTTCGATAAACAACCATACCATATGGTTTATTAAGTAATATATCAGGTATTTTGTCCATAGTATGCCGTAATGTTGAATAATATTCTTTTGCTGCGGTACTTTTAAATTCGTTAACATCCTCCATTCTATTAAGAATTTGAGATTCACTACCTCCTTCTGGATCATCGATAAAATGTTCTTTTAAAATACCGGACGTTTGTATTAATTCAGAATTATTATTTCCACCTGTCTGAGTATAAAAAGAGTTTTTTAAATTTAAATATTTTGCTTTATATTTTAAATAATTTTTCAAATGAATTTGATATGGTGTTTCTGTATTACTATTATGATTATTCTTTTGTACCATACATTTACCATCATCATATTTACAAGGTCCTTTTTTTTCAGCTAAACAAGCCTGTTCATTGCCGTGATGTTTATAACACATTAATATATAATATACTATATATTTTATTTTGTAATTCAAGTCCCTTATTATAATTATAACAAGTAAAATATAAAAATCTTTTATTTATTTCATTTTGAGAAGTGGAATAAATATCATCAAATTTATAATTTTCAACAATTGTATCTTTTAGTAAATATTCAATTGATTTAAAATCTACATTTTTATCTTTTAAAAATAATGGAAAAAAACTAATATTTTTTTTAATGTTTAGTTTTTTATATTTGTTAGTTTCAATAAATAAAATTAGCTTATCCAAATCACTTTCTTTATAAATAAAAAAATCTCCATTTAACCTCAAATGAGCTTCAATAATATATTTATCTATTACTTCTATATTTAAAAATCCGGTATAATCATCTAGAAATGATTCTAATAATATTTTTATATTAGCTGGTATTTCTTTTTCTATATGTTTATGATATTTAAACATACCCATGTTTAATGGCATAGATTCTAAACAAAATGAATCTATTATACGTCCATTTTTCATTATAATATCATAATTATATTGTAAACCATTTAAATAAGTCTGATAAAAATAACCCGGTAAATCTGATATTTTATTATATTCTCTTTTATTATTAACTTTTAAAAATCCTTTACTCATTCCATCTAAATTTATAATAGGTTTTACTATAACAGGAAATTCGGATGGTATTATTGGTGTTGGATTAGCGGGTAGATTTTGAATTTCCGATAACCATAATTTATTATAAATAATTTTATGGATTGGATTTCTAAGCCATGCTTCTTGATCATTAAGCGGAAATAATTTTTCTTTATTTTGTTTTTTAAGATAATTATGAGGTTCTAACATTTAAATATATATACATTTATATTTATATATATGAACTTAGAATTAGACAGTAATGAAATTATTAATAGAATAAATAAAAGAAATTTAAATTTTAATTGTGAACAATTATTTAATAACCTAATAAAAACATTTGATATAGTAGAAATAATTATTGATACTATAAAAACACAAAAATATAATTATACAAAAAATATTGATTATATTAATCCTCTTATTTGGGAATTAGGACATACGTTATTTTTTTGGGAACACATATGTTTAAAACCTTTAAATTACAATTCGCTAATAACTAAAAGAGAATACTATGATTCATTTAGAATAGCTAGAAATGACAGATTTAACTTGTGTAAAATGTTAACTATTGATGAAATAGAGAATGGATATAATAAAATATTAGATTATTTTGTACCTTGTATGTTTAATGGAAATAAATCTTTTTTATATCTAATTCGATTAGGACAATTACATCAAGAAATGCACAATGAAAGTTTTATATTTAGTAATCAATTATTAGGTATTAATCCATTTAATAAAAAGGTAAAAGACGATAAAGATCCTATATTAAAAATAATAGAAATGATTGACATCCCTTGTAATGAATTTATCCAAGGTGTTTCATTTGATTCATCCGAATTTTACTTTGATAATGAAGCACCTAGTTTTAAACAAAAAGTAGATAATTTTAAAATTAGTAAATATTGTATTACAAATTATCAATACCTTCAATTTGTTAAAGTTGGAGGTTATACAAAAAAAGAATATTGGTTAGAAGAAGGATATTCCTTTATTACTCAGAAAAATCAAACTTGTCCAATATATTGGAAAAAGAAAGATAATAAATGGTATCAAAAATATTTTGATAAATATATTCCTCTACAAAATAATCATCCAGTTATATATATTAGTTGGTATGAAGCAATGGCATTTTGTAAATTTAATAATTGTAGATTACCATATGAAAAAGAGTGGGAATATCTAGCACAAATGTGTGAAAATGAACAAAAAATGGACGCACATTTAAATTACGGTGATTATAATACTATATCAGTATTAGATGATAGATCAGCAAATTCTATGGATGTTGTTGGTTTATTTGGAAATTGTTGGGAATGGTGCTTAGAACCATTATATCCATATGATGGATTTAAAATAGATCCAGTATATCGTGAAATGTCATACCCATTCTTTGGTTATAAACGTGTATGTAGAGGTGGTTCCTGGGCAGTACCTGAGTTTTTAATAAATTCTCATTATCGAAATGCCCAAGCACAAGAGTGTACTTGTCAAATGATAGGTTTTAGAATAGTAATATAGATATTTAAAAAAATTGAAATATAATTTTATATACAAGTATTAATAATAAACTACATGTCTACTCGAACTTATTCGTCGTTTTCCTTGACTAATTATTCTATTTCTGATACCGCAATGCATCAGATGTATGGCGCTATGAAGCCTATATACAATCCTGGATGTTTCTATATGGAGGATGTTCCTTGTCATTGTTCAGAGTGTAAGGGACATGAAACATGGAGGATTCGTATTTGTACTTGTGTCGCAAAGGGCACTCATAGTGAGTGTCATATATGCGGTTCAATTGAACCTGAATGTGGTCCTTGTATGACTCTATGTGAAATATCTTATAAAGATGATCCATTGGCTCTTTATAAGGTAGATGTTGATTCACATAACACTATCATTAAGAAGTTGATATTGAAAACATCATCTGCGAAGAAGTTTTACAAGCTTCGTAGTCTACAGCAACTATTTATCACATCAGATACAAATAAACCGGTTATTAGAACTTCTGATGTTGTATCACACACAATTGTTCTTCCACCAAAGCCAAAGATTGTGATAGATTGGTGCTTTATTGAAGGTGTTCCTTGTGATTGTGAGGATTGTTCTGATTCAAATACAACATGGCGTTACTTTGTACGGAAGACTGATTCTAAGAAGACGATACCAAGTTGTCCAGATTGTGGTTCAACTGAACCATATTGTTGCTGGGAAATTCAGGATGGTCTTACGATTCAACATTCTGAACTATCAGATGCACTTGACTTTTTTAAGTCATCAAATGATTATATTGTAAGTCTCGCTGATTTTGATGATCATCATGTTATATCAAGATATTTTGAGTAAATAAATAAATTAAATTCTTTTAACCGTATACCAAGTATAATAATCTGTCAGATTACTATTATTTGATGTATGCGTATCAATAATACTCCAATTATATTTATCTAAATATTCTTGAATATTTTCTTTACTAATATATTTTTCTTTTAATTCTTTATTATGTACTTGTTCAAAATAATAATGAACATAATCATCTTTAATATATAGATATGACTTGTCAAAAGTGTGTTTTGTATGACCTTTATCATTAACCAAATTAAATGTAAAAATAGAATTTGATTGTGAAATTTTATCTAATTGTTCCCAAAATGTATCAGTACAAAAATGCATTAAACTATTAATTGCAAATAGATTTTGATATTTTTTATCAAAATCTATATCACACCATTTATTTCTTGTTGAGTTCCATTCATCGGACAAATTTATATAATTAAATCTATTTATATTATTGGGATATTTATTAAATGCGGAAATTAATACATTAGAATCATAATCAATACCATAATAAGATTGATAGTTTCTAAAATATTCTAATATTTTTCCTTTACCGCACCCTAAATCCAAAATATTAGAAATAAAATTATGATTTTTCAATTGATATTTAATATTTTTAGCATTATCTTGTATAATTTTTAACCATATAAAATTATTATCAAATGGTTTTTTATTATAATATATCTCTTCAGGAATTTCTATTTGATATGTTATTTTGTAAAGATTAATTAAATTACTAACAACATTTCTTGGATTTGGTCTAGTTTTGTCAAATCTCGTTTCTTTTGGAATATACAAATTATCTTCTGGATATAATCGCCAGATTGTATTATTGTCAAATTTATGATTATTTTTATTCATAATAATATCATCATAACAATAATCATCTCTATCAAACCAAGAATTATCCTTATAGATTAAATCTATTGTCATTAAGTTCTTTGGTTTAACTTTAATTTCTCTCTTTCCTGTTAACGGAGTAATAATTAACCCATCGTTTTGTACTGGTCCATCATTACATAACCATTTATTTAAATCTTTATCTATGTCATTTACAATATTAACAATCCAGTTATGTAAATCTGTATCAATAAACTTAAAATAGAAATTTGCTTTTGGGTACCATCTAACAGATTCATAATCTTCTTGTAAGAAAAGTTTTAAGTTTTCTCTTTCTCTATTAATCCTATCTTTTATAGTTCTTCCTTTATTTACAAAATTTCTTGTATTAGAATGTAAATTTCTAAGATATGAATATCTATCTTGAATAGACATTTTCAAATCAATATCAAAAACAAGATACAAGTCAAGATCCTCTATATACTCGGCTTTAATTTCTTCATCAAATATAATATTTGGATATACTAAACGCGAATTAATTCTTTTAACAAGAGTACCATCTGATTTTTCTTTAATAAAAATTTGATAATTCATATTGTGAATTTGATTTGGATAAAGATGATATGGAGGAACATTATTAAATTTCTGTTTATCTAAATGATATTTATCTGTACCTCTATTAAACACAGGTTTAGTATTATTTGGTTTTAGTGCTCTTAATTCTCTTAGAATTGGTTGTATTCTGATATGATTTTTCATTTTTCTTTCACTACACTTTCTTCTAATAAATTTACGTAAATAAAATAGTATTTTATTATACTTAATATTTTTATTCATTAGTACATAACTTAACTGTATATCTTGAACAGGAAAATATTTAACATAAGGTATAAATATATTAAGACACATATCAGTACCATATATACCAATATAATTAATAATATCTTCTTGACTAAATATTTTTATTATTTTACTGATACAGTCATAATTAATTATAGAATCCTTATTATAACATAAACTATCATAAATAATTAAAGAATTTATACAAAGATTAAAAGATTTAAAAATAATACTATTATTTTTTATATATTTACTTGTTTCTGGACAAGGTATAATATTAAAATTATTGATAGTATTATGAATAGTAAAAATCGAAAAAACAAATATATTTTTTTCTAATGATGTTTTTAATAGATCGTAAAATTCTTTCAACATATTAAAATTTTCTAACACGTTTACAATATGATCTGTTATTAAAATATTTTGGGTACCATCTTTAATATTTAAATCTAATGGTTTATTATAATAATACTTCATTATATTTTTAATAAAAGTAAAATTATTTGAATATATTATAATACTATTAATTATTTTACTTAAATCAGTAAATTGTGATATAAATTTTATTCTTCTTAATTGATGTTTTATAGAGCGTTTGTCAGATTGAATCGAGATTAATATATCTTGAGCAATATTATCTACATATGTTTCAATTTTATCAAAATTTTTAAAAACATATTTATATACTCTATCATCATTATTAGCAAAAATATATATTAATAGGGTTTCTTTATATTTAGGTGTATTTAAATGAGTCCATCCATAACTCTTTGTTTTATTATACCAAAATAAAAATACTGGTAATGTACTATATTTACACACTTCGTTAAATATATGTTCCTGATTTTTAAGTTTATTAATTTTAAAATCAGGAATAATTTTCAAAATTTTTTGTCCAAAATTACATAAATTAATCTGTTGTATTAAATCTGTAAACTGTTCTAAATGTGTACTCTGTACTAAAAAATGTTTTGTTAATACTTGTAAATATATAAATCTATTTTTTTTTTTGTATGATGGTTGTAAGTAATTAATTTTACATAGGAAATCTATTATAATAGTTACAAAGCGTGGGTTCTTAAATGGTTTAATCCCATCTAACAGATTTATAGCTTCGTCTAAGAAATTATTATTTACTAATTGATAAATATTGGTAAAATTAACTGAATGATTTTGAAATTGTGTCATTATTCTTATATTTTTAATAAAAATATTTATTTAATTCAATTTTTTTATTCTAATATTACATATATGAAAAACAATATAAATAAAATTAGTGATAACTTTAGTAAATATAAAATTAAGAGGAAAAAAGAAACAATGACAGAATTATGTTTACCAAAAAAATATACTTTACAAGAACAACAAAAATTTTTACGTGATTATTTTGGCAGTAAATATTCTAAAAACGGATTGCTAATTTATCATAAAATAGGCGCAGGTAAAACTTGTACTGCTGTATCAATAGCCGAAAAATTTAAAACTAAAATGAAAATTTTAGTAGTATTACCAGCTTCATTAATAGGTAATTTTAGAGATGAATTAAGATCTCAATGTGCTGATGAAAATTATATTTCACAAAATAATAGAGATTTATTAAAAACATTTAAACCGCGTAGTAAAATGTTTAAAAAAATTATTAATGAATCAAATAATAAAATTAATAAATTTTATACAATATATTCTTATCATAAATTTAGTGAATTATGTGAATATAATAAAATAAAATTAAAAAATACTCTATTGATTATAGATGAAGTTCAAAATATGGTTTCAGATAGTGGTACATTTTATAATAATTTAAAAGATGTAGTTGATAAAGCGGATAGTAAATCTAAATTAATATTATTATCGGCAACGCCGATGTTTGATAAACCTGTTGAGTTAGCATTAACTATGAATTTATTTAGATTAAATAAAGAAATGCCTACGGGAAAGGAATTTTCAAATATGTTTTTAAAACCATATAAGATTAATAATGAAATTCATTATAAAATTAAAAATATTAATAAATTAAAACCATATTTAAATGGATTTATATCTTATTACAGAGGTGCTAGTCCAAAAGCATTTCCTAAAGAAAATTTTAATATTGTTAGATGTAAAATGGAGCATTTTCAATATAAATCATATATGACAAGTCTTAGTACAGAGGAACATATGAAACATTCTTTTACAGATGCTGATATTTTAGATTTATCTACTAGTTTTTTATTAGGACCTCGATTAATATCAAATATTAGTTTTCCAAATAAAAGTATTGGTACTACAGGATTATTATCATTAAAAAAAAATTACTTAAAAACTATAAATATTAAAAAATATTCAAAAAAATTTTATAAAATTTATAATAAAATTAATTCATCACAAGGTCCTATTTTTATTTATTCTAATTTTAAAGATTCAGGTGGTATAAAATCACTAGTAAAATTTTTTGAATATAATGGATATAAAAATTATAAAACATATGGTGAAGGGAAAAAAAGATATGCTGTTTGGTCTGGAGATGAAACAACAGCTACAAAGGATGCGATTAAATTTACTTTTAATCAACCGGATAATTATAATGGTTCTAAAATTAAAATATTATTTGGAACTCCTTCTATTAAAGAAGGAGTTTCATTATTACGGGTTGAACAAGTTCATATATTAGAACCATATTGGAATATGTCTAGAATATTACAAATAATTGGAAGAGCAATTCGTTTCTGTTCTCATAAAGATTTACCCACAAATAAAAGATTTGTCGATATATTTTTATATTTAGCAACTCATCCAGATATTAAAAAAACAGCAGATCAAAAAGTATGGAGTATGGCAAAAAGAAAACATGTATTAATTAATCAATTTGAAGATGTATTAAAAGAATCAGCAATTGACTGTAAAATATTTTATAATAGAAATGTATATCCAGGAGAAAAACCAATAAAATGTGGATAATAATTCAATTAACTAAAATAACTGATACAAAAACATATTTGAAATCTACATTTCAATTAAAATTACTTTTTCGAAGTATTTATTACTCTTTTCCAAGGTTAATGTGTATCATATTGGTTTTATTATAAACGTCCATTAATATATGAAAATGTGAATAAAAATATATAGATTTATGTAATGAGTTGTTTATATATAGACGCAGATAATGTATCTTATAAATGTATAGAAGATATATTTAATAATATTAAAATAGAAGAATTAATTGTTAAAAAAATATATGGGGATTGGAGTAAACCTGAATTAAAAAATTGGATCAATATTGTTATAGATTATGGGTTAGAACCTATCCAATGCTTTAGAATAGGAAAAAAACAAAGCACAGATATAAAATTAATTACAGATGTATCTAATGATATATGTTCAAATAATAATATTAATCATATTTATTTGGTATCTTCTGATATAGATTTTACACATTTATGTCAACTAATTAGACAAAAATCTATATATTTAACAATCTTATCATTACAAGAATCAGTTTTAAAAAATTATGCTAACGAATTTATAAATATAAATAATGAAGATAAACTATTACTAAAATTAGTAGATATAATGAGTAATAATTATGTTATGACCTTTGCTAAATTTAAAAAAGATGTTAAAATAAAATTAGATAGGAAAATAGACGATATTATTAACGAATATAAAGAGGTTTTTATGTTAACAAAGAAAAAAAATAAATATTATATAATCTATATTAATGATTTTATAGATTATACAAAAAAAAATTTTTTAAAAGATAAACATATAATAATAGAACAGTATAAAACAATATTCTTAATTTTAACATTTGAAGAATTATATAATTATTTATTCTAAAATATCACATTTTAGATAATACTTTTATTAAATTAAAGAAAATGTTGACCAAAATCCAAATGGACCAAATGGATTTTTACCCTTGAAATATGTTCCCAAATTAACACTTTCAAAATCACTATCATTAATACTTTTAATAATAGTATAATTGTGAATTTTATTAATAGGAATAAAAACCGGAATATAAATTAGATTTTCTGAATTTTCAAAAATAAAATTTCCATCCTTTTCATTAACAATCCTATTAACACCGATTGAAATCATATTATCTGATTTTCGAATGAGTATTTCTGTAATTTGAAATCGTAGTTCAGTTGACACGTTTGATTTTGAAATATAATTAGAAATATCATAATAAAAATTATCTAAAATTACACCCTTATAATTATTTTCTTGAATTACTTTTTTAATATATTCGGTTAAAAATATTTTTTCTGTATTTTTCATTGCGTAGATAAAAGTATTATCATTTTCCATATCTTTACTATGGAAGGTAAAATTATTTCTTTGCTTCATAATTGAACACATTAACTTCATTAACTATATTTCATAATGTTTTTTTATTCAATTTTTTATTAATTGTACCCCTTTTAATGAACCTTCTCTTGCTTTATCAAACCAGTTTTTATCTTTACCTAGCAATAATTCTTCGTTTAAATCTATATCATAAAATTCTTCATATTCAGGAATTGTCCAAATTAAATGTTTTAATTGTGGTAATCTACCAATTTTTTTTGCTTTATGTAAAGTTCTGATATTATAACAACTATCATCTAAAAATTTAGAGACTTTTAATTCTCTTAATTTCATATCTTTAGGACTTACTCTCATATGTATATCATCTATATTAATTTTAATTCCATCAATACTATTTAATAAATCAAATATAGCTTTTTTATATTCATTATAGTTTGCTGATATAATTTTTACTTTAATTCTTCTTCTTTGTGCTCTTTTTATATCTTCTATTGTTTTTTTAAATAAATGAATTTTTAAGAAACTAAAATCATCTTTATTTATCCTTAATAATTCATTATCTGGACCTCTATGATCCGCATCAATTGGTTGTGTTTTAGACATTAATTTATGTATAACACCGTCAAAGTCATAAGCAAATACTGACATATTTATATATTTAGTTTTATATTTTAAATATTTTTTATAATAATAATTGTTCATATATATATTAAAGAAAACATTAAATTTATAATGTAAATGTATAGTTTTTGCTTTTTTCGCATGTCCTTTTTGATGCCAATATCTAAAACTATTTTCTAATATATCAACAAATTCAATAGGTTATATTTCTCTTCCTTCACTATTTGTAATTGGTGTTCCTCCTGATGAGTTAAAATAATTATGTAAAAGTGTATCAGTACCTCGAACAGTTGCTTGTGAATTATCATATTCCATATTTTTCTTTGTTCTTGTTTAAATTGTCTATAACATAAATTATGTAATCTTATATTTGTTAAAAGAGGAACATTACCACCTTTTTGTGATTTTAAATATACTCAACATAGGAACCATATAGTATATATAAAAACATTTTTATAATGTTCATTATATATTTTTTTATTTGTAGACCAATCGTCATTTAAGTTAAAATAAAATAATATTATTTGAATGTGTATTTGATAAAAATCATCTTTAGTATACTTTTGTAATATAATATTATCTTCTGAAACACCATTAAATCTAACAATATGAGATTCAACAAAAGAATTATAATTTCCTTTGTACACGGCTTGTGAATAATCTGTATATAGGTCTTTTTAAATTACTTGGAAAAACAATATTAGAAGAGTTATATATGGTATATTTTTCATATATTAACTAGATTTATATTAGATATAAATTTTAATATTTTTTTTATTTTTAATAATTTTATTAAAATATTTAATAACATCATTTGTAGTAATTAATTTTAATTCTTTAATCATTAATTTTTTTCTATCAATATTCATAGTATTTAATTTTATTTTATTTAAATATAAACTATGTAATTCGGATATTTTTGTTTCTTCTATTTCTAATAATTCTTTTACAGTCGTTTTAAAATTGTTTGATAAATCTTTTAAAATTGTGTTTTTAAAAGTGTTTAAAAACACATTTACATTTTTTTCTAAAATATTTATATCTTTTATTGACTGAAGTTTAATATATAAATAATAATTTGGATATGAAAGTTTAATTCCACTTTTAACTAAATAACCTAATTGTTGTTTTGTTCTCAAGTAATCATAACAAGGTTGATCCATTAATATAGTTATAATTAGTAATAATGTATTATTTCTAATATTATATTTACCTGAATAAAAAGTTACCATTAATAAATTATTATTTTCATTTTTATTTGGATGTTTTACACTAATATTTTGAATTTTTTTAGAATTATTTAATTTAGGTAATTTAATATTCTTATTTACTATTTTAGGCAGTGTATCTTTTTTAATATTCCCATAAAATAAAACTATTTTAGGAATATTTTCAAAATTAAAAATGTCTATTACTCTTTGTTTAATAAGTTTTAATAATTTTATCTTATCAAATTTAGTTAAAAATACTAGTTTCTTTTCATAATCGTAATCATTTGGAATTATTTTTTGGTTAACTAATATATCACTATAATCCCAAGGACTTAATTTAGATACATTTTTAAAATTTTCAATAATATTATTAATTTCTAAATCTAAAATATAATCATTATCATTATTACTTTGTAATTGTTTACTTAATTCTTTAAAATATTTTAAAATATTATTAAAAAATAGTACATATTTATCATTAAATCCTGTAATATTAATATTTATATCTGTATATAATATATTTGTTATTAAATTAATATTGTATCCTAATTCAAATTCTTTAAAAAACTGTTTTGATAACTTGTAATTTATAAATCTTACTCCTATTGTCGTTGAAAAATAATTTTCTATTGTATCAAAAAATGTTTTATTTCTTAGAACAATTGTAGATATAACACTAGGAGTATTGAATTTAGAACTACCACCGTAATAAATATTAGTTGATATATTTTTAGGTTTTTCAAATTTATCCAAATCTTTTATATTTTTAGGTTTTATGTTTATAAAATCATTTTTAGTAGGTATATTAAATTTAAAAGATGATGATAATTGTTGAGAAGATTTTAAATTTTTATATTTAAATTTATAATAATTTTCAATTTTAAATTTATGATTACTTAAATTATCACTACAAGAATAAATCTTAAAACATTTATCAAATTTTAATAATTTTAAATTTTTTTCTAAGAAACTATAATTTTTATCTATAATTAAGGATGCCCCACAATAATAATGATTTTTATCATAGTATTGCATATTATTACATATAACATCAACTAAATCATTCTCATCGCTAATTTTTGTATAATTAAATAATAGTTTACTTTTTTTATCATAATAATCATACAATTTTTTCCAGTTTAATTTATCTAAATTATCAAAATAATATTTAACATAAGAATTAATTTCATTAAAGGTAATTTTAATATCTGTGTTATAACTTTTATTTACATTAATCATTAATAAAAATAAACCCTCTTCTAAAGTAGTTGCCGATAAACTTTTAATTAAACCTTTTTTGAATAAAAATCTTTCTAAATTCTCTTCTTCATCTCCTATAATAGTATAGGCAATTATATCAAAAATACTATTTTTTAAATATTTAAATGGTAAATCAATTTCCCAAATATAATTTATTTCTGTTGTATCAAACATTGGAATAATTTGATATTCCATATTTTGATTATTATAAAAGTCATCTTGTTTAATAATATTATTTTTTTTTATAATTTTATTTGGAATATTATTAAAAATATTAGTAAATATTTTATTAGTTTTGTTAATTGAATTAGGTGATATTATAGCAACAGTCATATTATTTGAACAATAATAATTATTATAAAAATTAATCATTTCGTTTCTAATATTTTTCTTATTTAATGTTTCTAAACTACCTGTTGAAAATTTATTTATAATAGTATTTTTTTTTGCTAATGTTTTTATAAAATGATTTAATCTCCACATATCATTATTTATGTTTTTCATATGTTCTGAATTTATCGCATTTATTTCACGAGAAACAGAACTAGAATTAAAAAGTGGATCTATAAAAAACCTAGAAAAAATTTCTAATATTTTTTCAAAATAATTATTATTAACCGAAAAATAATAAACTGTTTCGTATAGAGCTGTATAAGCATTAGAACTACCACCGTGACATCGTAATGTTTCATCAAAATAATTTTCTTTTGGATATTTTTTACTTCCTAAAAACAACATATGTTCTAAAAAATGTGCTAAACCTTGATAATTATTAGGATTATCTATTGATCCTGCTTTAATACAAACACATACAACAGCATTTTGAATATTAGTGTCTTGAATAATTGTATACTTTATTTTATTATCTAATTCGTTTGAATAAAATTTTCTTGTTTCAGTTTTAGGTATTTTCATTAATAAATATTAGAAATTTTTTAATATTTAATATTTATTATAATATTGTAAAATAGATTAACAAACCACTAGATATAATAATTAAACATACTATAATTATAATTGAAAGTATTGAAAATGGAGAACATTTTTTTAGAATATCTTTTTCAACCCCCTATTTACATAATTCACGTACTATCTTTTTTTCTAGAGGTGACAAGTATTCAAAACTGATTTGGGTTCCGTCGGAGAAAAAATTTTCTTTATAGGCATACATATAATTTATATTAGATTTTAATAATTTTATTACAATCATAATAAAATAAATTACAATATTCTGAAGCGAAAAAATCAACAAATTTATAATAATAATCTAAATATTCTATTGGATCTATATCTTTTAGTTTAAAATCATCAATATTATCAATATCTAACCAAATACCATCAATACAATATGATAATATATTTAATAGATTATGTATATATTTATAATCAGTCGCTTTATCAATATAATTTGTTTTTTGTAAATACGGTGTTATTAATAGGTTATGACTCATTTCATTAAAATAAAACGGTGCACCTTTTTTTTTATTTAATTCAGTAAATATATTTTCTTGTAATTCATTCATATCATTCATATCCATATAGTTAATCAATTGTTTTATTGATGGTGCTATAATATAAGGATAATTATGTAAAGAATCAAAACTATAGTGTTCAAAATTATCAAATAAAATATAAGATTGTAAAATTAATATATTAAAATATTTATTAATTAATGAATTATCTATTTTTTTGTATATATTATTATAAAACTTATTAACAGTTGTCAAGTTAATATATTGATTGTCTAAATATATATCAGAAAATTGTGTTTTATTATTATAAATATTTATTTTTAAATTATTATATAATAATTGATAAGAATTATCATCTATAATTAAATTTTTTTCTAATTTACTTAATCCATAATTTTGTATATCTAAATAATCAAACATATAAGATAAATAATTTAATAGATCTTCTTTTATATTTTTATTTAATTTGTCTAGAGGATTTAATTTAATTTTATATTTATTATAAAATACATATCTAATGTCATTAGATTCTAAATTTAAATTTATACTTCCTTGATATGATAAATATGGTATTAATAGTTGATTAATAATATCATCAATTGAATAATTTAATTTATTAGTACATAATAAAATAAAATTATAAGGTAATTTAAAATTTTTATTTAATAAAATAATTGTAAATGTATTTTTTTTTTTTATAATTTGTAAAAATAGTTTAAGATTATTAAAATCAATTATACAACTGTTATTAATATTAATAATAAATAAATTCTTCTTTTGTAATTCATAATGAGATTCAAAAAGGATTTTAAAATTTATTTCTGTACTTAAATATAAACTTTTAGGTAAAACGTCATTCCCAAATAATAATATTATAAATAAGAAATCATAAATGATACTAATATTAATATTTTCCGATATATTATTAATATACTTGTATTTTTTTTTAATTTCTTTAATTATATCTTTAGCTGATATAACATCAAATAAATTTAATTGTGATAAACTATATTTTAATAAAAATATATTTTTAGAATCATTTTGTATTTGAAATAATATAATTAAATTAATAAAATCTGTATCACAAGTATGAATATAAATATCAGTATACTTTTTCTTTTTACCTAAATATTTAAAAATTTTAATGTCTGCTTCTCCATTTATTTGACTATTATTTATATATATATATTTATTTGAATAATGTTTTTTTAATTTATTTTTTAAAAAATTACTTAAATTAATAATTATTTTAGAGTTCGGTCCTAATGATTTATTAAATGAATAATTGTTTTTAACCCATAATAGATATTCATAATAATATTCATTATCACAAATTATATTATCTTCTATATTATCAAAATAAACTTTATACAGTTTTTTTTTTTCTACCGATTCTAAATAATTTTTGGTTCGTCTTTTTCTTTGTTCTATTATTTTGGCGTATGTAGGAATTCCATCAAAAAAAATATTTATTGTTTTTATTACATCTATAATGTGTGTTTTATTAATAACATTTATTAAATAATTAAAAATACAATTGTATAAAATAATAATCATTTCATCATTATTTAATAAATTTAAAAAATTATCATATAAATTTTCATATTTTGTAAAATTATTTAATAAATTATAAATGTTTGTATTTTTAAGATATTGTTTATTTAAGGTTTCTTTAATTTTTTTTTTTATAATGTGTTTAGGATTATAATTTAATCCACATAATATTTTTAAAATTTCATTCATATCATTTTCGATTATATTTATACATATATAAATTATAAAGTTAATATCAAAAATAATATGTTTTGCTAAAAAAAATCCTTTATTATTATCATTTAAATAATATTTTTTTATTACATTATCTCCTAAATTTTTACTAAAAAATGTAATTAATTTTTCACATCCCATTTTATGTTAATACTATTAATTAATAAAATATCTTTATGTATACTTTATTAATATATTATTATAGTAAATCTTTAATAGATTGAATCAAAGAAGGAAATATATTAGGTTTATGTACGTGATATCCTATTTGACAAGGTTCATTTTTTCTACAATAATAATATTTTGTTATTAATAATTATTCCTCAAGAATAACAATATTTCCCATAATACTTTACAATCAATCGTATTATAATAAATAATATCTTTCATTGTTGGTTCATTTTGTGTTACAATATCAGTGTGTTTATATAATTTGAATGCTAAAAGCATCGCATTTAATCCATTGGAACATACACTTTCAGTATTCCAAGAACTACTAATTAATTTATTATTATACATAGCTTTAGCAATTGATTTTAAAGAAAAATTAAGCGCGTCTTTTACCACAATATTATTTTTAAGGAATACATTATATAAATCAAAAAAATTCATATTTGGTAAATTATGTTCTAAATGTCGTAATTGTAATTTATGATATTGTATTTTCTCTGCGCCACTCCAATGAATAAATATAGGGTCAGATTTATTTTCTTCAACTAGTAATATATTAACATTGTTCCACAAATTTTGTATCATTAATAATTCTTCGTCTTTATTATTTTTTTTTATGGTAAAACATTTATACTTCCAATTATTATTAATAGAATATCCTAAACCAATCATAAAAATTATATCATTGGAGTTATTATCATTAGATAATGTACATTGTCCCATATTAGAATTAATTGTTTCAAAATCAATATAAAATTCCATTGTATCATCTCCAAAATATCTCCATTCATTATTAGTTGTTAATGAATTTACTCTAATTAAATCTCGTTTTTGCCTATTAATTTTTAATATATTATTCACTGTATTATATATTTTTCCTTTTTTAAAACCTAAAATATCAGAATTACATTTTTTATTTTTCCAAGAATATACTTTTTTCATATGTGCTTTCTTTCTTCTTTCGACACCACACATCCATATACTAGTAATTTCATTAATACTACTATTTAATTCATTTTTGATACTTTTCCAATTACAGTCTTTTTCGTTTTTCATATTTGGATATAATTCAGGTATGGAAGGTAATGGATGTAATGACCATTTATGACCTTCGGTTCTCATTTTAATAATCCATTTCATTGCATCATCCACTTTTTTATTATATTCAGAATCAAAATTATTAAAATCAATGACTCCTAATTTATTCATAAAGTCATTAGAACTAGTTGTTCTATTATCTTTTGTACAAATCCATTTCTTACCTAATACAAACCCATATTGACTCTGATATCCTTGTATTGTTCCTAACGCTTTTGTATATAATAATATTTGACCTTTATAACAAGGAATACTATTACAATTTCTTAAATGTATTCCATCACTAGTTAAATATAAAGTAGAATGTTTAATATCAATAACAATATAATGATACGGTGTGTTTAATTTCGGAGATTTTTGTAAACAAATATTTTCTGGTAAAATTTGTGATTGAAAAATATCATTTATTCTATCAGATCTTACTAGTAAATCAGGACAACCATATATCTTATTTTCATAATCGTGTAAAACACCTTGATATATAATTTCTATGCCTTTTTTCATACAATTTATTGTTTCATTAAATTTATCTATAGATCTAGCTTGGTACGCTTCACCTATCTGTATAGTTTGAAATTTTCTTTGTAAAAATTGATATACTTTCGCTTCAAAAATATTCCCGTGTTTCATAATAAATTCAGTAAAATTATCAACCCCGTATACTTTTAAATTTGTATTTGGATATGACTTTTTATTATTTGTTTTGTTTGGAATTGAATTTATTGATATTATATTATATTCTTGTAACCAATCAAGAAGAGGATCTTTTAGTAAATAATTTCTAATTTTAGATGGTGAAATCATTGTATTCCAATTTATATTTGATTGTATGCAAGATCTATTATTCATTAATTTAATATATTATTTATTTTTTATATTAGTTTAAAAAAAATTAATTAAATATTATAATTATTAAATGACAAAACAAGATTCTTTTTCTTTAAGCGAAACTAGTGAAAGACTTTCCTCAAATATACTCGAAAGTACAAAAGCTGCTAAAATAACATCTCCTAAATTACCACAAATATCAAAAAAAATATTAAAAAACACTTCGAATAATTTAGATAAAACGATAAACTCTGTGAAAAATTCACTTAAAAAAAGTAGTTCTTCGAGAATTTCAAGTAAAGTTAAACCAACGGTTAAATTTTCATCTATAAAAAAAGTTATAAATCAAAAAAATAGTAAAATCAAAAATATGAATGCTACTGGTGTTGATAATGGTGATAATGGTGTTGATAATGGTGATAATGGTGTTGATAATGGTGATAATGGTGTTGATAATGGTGATAATGGTGATAATGGTGTTGATAATGGTGATAATGGTGATAATGTTGATAATGGTGATAATGGTGATAATGGTGTTGATAATGTTGGTGATAATACTTTTATTAAAAAGTTATATTCTTTTGTCCATCAGTCAAAAGTTGTATGGACTGTTCTAGGGTTAACATTATTATTAGTTGTAGTTATGATTATTAGATATTATATTAAAAATAATAATATTTCACTTAATTTATTTAAATCAAAAGAAAATAAAAAAATTGAAGATACAATGACTCCACAACAAATAAATGTAATACCAGATAATGTTATTGAACAAGCGGCAGAAAATGCAAGGAAAAAAATAGAAGAACAACAATCACAAATACACAAAGATTTGAAAGAACAAATAGAACAATTAAAAAGAGAAAAACAATCACACGATGCGAATTTAAGGGCATCGCAAGCCGCTATGGCATCGCAAGCCGCTATGGCATCGCAAGCCGCTATGGCATCGCAAGCCGCTATGGCATCACAAGTCGCTACGGCATCACATGCCGATCAAACCAATGAAGTTCACGAAAATATAGATTCTGATAATGATTCATTTATTTTAGAAAATATTGATAATATTGACGAGTCGGAAAGTGATAATAATAATTTGGATAAACAAAAATTATCCCAAGAAGAAATTGATACTATTAATAAACAACTTGAAGATTATACATAAATTTAAAATATAAAACAATATATTTAATAAAAAGGTGGTGATCTTATTTAAGACTTGATAATTATGAAAAGCAGTTAGAGATACAATATTACTCTTATAACAGCATATAAAAATTAACTTAATTCCTTTGTAAAAGTTTAGGGAATATGTATTATATTGGTTTAAAAAAAAAATATATTGTATTATTAATATAGTATTAATAATATATTATATTCAGTATATATTTTTCATATTTATAAGATATGTAAAAAATATATGCCAAATTATATTTGTTTTTAATAAATAAAATATCTATAATATACTATATATACGCTTACTGTTCCTTTAAGGAAAATTTATTTTATAGAATTTTTAAGTATACACTTTGGATCTATTTTAATAGAACTTTTATTATTTGTAGGAACAATGTTCAAAACACATTTTCCCTTTACTCCATATAATGAAGAAGTACAACCTAATTCTTTTTTGCTATTCTTTTTCTTTTTATCTAGACATCTAGATCTAAAATTTTCATATCTATCTTTAATTTGTTGATATGATAAATTTGATTTTTTATTTAACATTTTATTAACTAATTCATGTAAATCATAAACATATTTAGATAATGTTTCTCTATTTTTAAACACGCCTTTCCTAAGAGGTAATGATTTCCAGTTTTTTTTTAAATTATCTCTACAATATCTACAAGGTAATACGCCTTGTAAAGATTTAAAATACATATAATAATTATCTTTTTCATCTTTTGTCGGTTTTACTGGATAATTAAAACTAATAGTATGAAGCGAGTGCCATAGTGGAGGTCCCCATATAGATGTCATCATTCCATCTCCAGAAGAATATTCTTTTTCAGTAAAAACTTTTTGTGGCATTTATAATAACATAGAAAAAATAATAGAAAAATTGAATTGATATAATAATCTTTTAAAATATTATTATATTAATGCTATATAATATTCTAGTTATGACGGTAATTACATCTTCACTTCTTTTTAATCATTCAAAAACTTGTAAGTTTATGAATAAAAAAGAACTAGTAATGGTTACAAATGGTACGTGTAAGAGTAACCATTATGAAACAATAAAAGAACATGAAATAATTTGGGTTCATTTAAATATGGTCAAGAAATATGGTAAAGATTTTAAGATGGTAAAATCATCATGGATTCATTCAAACCCACAGGGTGATCATAGTGTACCAGCATTCCTATCATTTATACCTCAATCACAATTAATTTGGAAAACTATTTTTAATGGATGGTTTGTTTACCCAATGTATATTTATATGGGAGAAACATTACATTATAATTATGGGTATGATAATGAAGTTGATGGTCTATGTACTAAATATAGACAATGTGTATGTTACAAGTATGTATAAAAAATATAGTATAAATTAAATGAATAGATGGAATATAATAGGTTTAATTTTAGGTTTTATATTTGTAAAACTTATTTTTAATAATAATGAAAATGAACAACATAAATTGTCTTTTAATTTTAAAAATATAATAAAAAATGGTTCTTTATTTATTATGAATAAACACATTCATCATTGGTTAATATCTCTAGTTATTTTATTTATAACAATTCCATATCAAATAAAATATAAAAATAAACATATATCAATATTAAATGTTTTTTTTATATTATTTTTTTTACACGGTTTAACTTATAAAGATAGATTTATTTTTTAGATTTATCAGATTTATTATAACTTTCTAAATTTTGAATACAATTTTTTATTAATTTTTCAACATTAGGTAAGTTATAATTTTGAGCAGCGTAGGCACCAGAAAAAAATCCTAGTATAAAGTAAATCATTTATTTACCATTAGAAAAAAAACCATATTGTTTCGTTTTAAAAAAATTATCAATACGACTAGGTAATTGAATACATGCTTGAATAGTATCTACTTGTTCTATATTAGAAATCTGGTCCAAAAAATTTAAACCGTCAGATTCAATTGGATGAAATTTATACCAATACAAGATTCTAATTAATTTTGATGAATGAGCTAATCCAGTATGAACAATAATATTCTTTTCACTATTTAATATTAAAAGTATAATATACCATTCCATTATGTAACTAATAATATCATTAATTTTTTCTAATATATTTTCATTATTTTTTTTAATATTATTAAGAGATAATGTCATTAATTTAGAATTATTGTGTTTAAATAAATTGTATTGTCTTTTAATTTCTTCTAATTGTAAATGATTTTTTTTTTCTAATTTTTTATTATTACAACTTATTTTATTTAATTTATTTTTAATATATTTCGTAAATAAAAGAGAAGTACCGTTAAAAAAAGTATCAATTAAACTTAAATAATCAGATAAAGTAACTTTTCCTAAATTAGGGTCTATATCTAATAATTCCCAAGAAAATGGAACTAACAATGGTCTAATATCAAATGACATAATATTATTATTAGAATATGCTAATTTTTTTAATTCTTGTGTATGTTTAGAATTAGGCCATAAATCTTTTAGTTTGACTTCTTTTTGAGTAGATTCTTCTAATAATACATTATTTTTTCCTAATCTAGATTTAAAATAATCTGCCATTTGTATAGATCCTTCTTTACAATATGATACACCATCATGAACATCCGAAAATACTAAAACATAAATATTATTATATTTAAATAATACATATCCTATTGTTCCTGAAATAGAAATATTATTTGTCATATTATATTATATTATAAAAAAAGTTTACATTATAAATGGAGAACTATTCAAGTAAATCCAAAATAATCGAGTTAATAATTTACCTAACAATCTAGTAATAATAATTTCCTTAGATTGATAAAAGTAATGTTGAATAATTCGCACAGATTCTATAAAATCCATTAATTTTTCTCTAAGAATATTTTTTTCTATTTTATTATCTGTCTTAAAAAGACAATTAGATTGAATAGAATAGTATAATCTTCCGTCAACATTTTTTGGTAATTCCAACTCAATAGAATGTAATAATTCATAAATATCTATATCAGTTATTTTATTGAATACCGGTAATTTGTGTTCATAATCATCATTAACTTCTACTGGATCAATAAACATAAGTAGTAAATGAGCAATTTCAATTTGATGTGCTTCACATTCTGGTGAACAATTTTTATATAATTTTTTTATATATTGAATAAATATTGGTATCCTAAAACAGTTTTCAGTGTGTCTAAATTTCCATAACATAAAATTAAAATTATTATCATTAGAATTAACAAAATCCCACGCATTATTTTCTTGAATATTATAATTAATAATCTCATAAAAATCTCTACTTTCGTCATTATTTTCTTCCATTAAAAAGTTACTATATAATTTATTCCATCTATCATCTTTAGAAAGTTTTTGTGAAAAAATAGAACCATAATTCATTGTATCAAATCCTTTTATATTTGGAATGAAACTTACAGATAATTCTTTAATCCTATTCCAAGATTGTTCGATAAAAATAACATTACCTTCTTTATCTAATCCACGTCGTCCAGCTCTACCCGCCATTTGATGATAAAGCATTGTATCAATATTTGGGTCATTAGTAATAACAGAAGTTCTAAATGGCATAGACACACCAAAAACTAAAGATATATCACTAAAAACGATTGCTAAATTACCTTCACATGCTAGTGTTTGTACTAATCTAAGATATGTTTGTGGGAGACCTTTAACATATACCCCAATACCACGATACAACAAATCAATCATATAATTATATTCAGAACCATCGTTAGGGAAATATTTCTTTAATTTACGTACATAATCTTCAATTTGATATTGTGAAAAATATTGGTTCTTATTTAAGATAAAATCTTTATGTGGTTCATTTAATGATACATTTATATCTTCTGAAAATAAACCATCATATTTTTCATCCATCATAATTTTATGCATTTGTTTTTCACCTTTATTTTCTATTTTAAGTTGTTCTTTCTTTTTATCGATCACTTTTTGTCTTTTTACCAACTTTTGTAACTCTTTAAATCTATTAGGGTATTTTTTACTTTCCAAATCTTTGATAGTTTTACTAAATGTTTTAACTTTATCTAAACAACTATATGAATCAATATCAAATATAATAGCAGGTGTTTTATTTTGTTCTTTTAATGTAAAAGCAAATTTAACATTATCTATTTCACCATTATTGATATTTTCTGGTTTATATTGATTTAAAATATATTTAATAATTTTACTTTGTTTTGTTTTACCAACATCAACCATAAAATCAATTAATTTTGAAAAGTATACATTAGCTTCATCCAAGGTAATACGTTGGTCTAATGTAAAATATTTATTAATACACAATTCTCCCAAGTCAAATTTTTCTTCTAATTTAATTGATAGGTCGTAAATATCTGGTGGAGTTGCATTTAGATTTCTTTTTTTAATACTTTCATCTTTAAATTCATTAAAAGATACCATTGATAAAGGATGAATTCTATGTAGCGATGTATCATCTTCATTATAATAAAATTTCTGCAAGTTAAAAAATCTTTTATTACATTTTATAATATCTACTTTCTTTTGACCTGTTTTAAGAAACCATTCTTGTAATTCTTCAACATTTCCTATAGTTGCTGATAATGCTAAAATAGGTTTATCATAATATAATCTACAAATAGTTTCCATTTCACAACAAGATTGTTTACCAATCATATGTATTTCATCAACAACAATCCAATCTGGATTTATATTTAACATTGGTAAATAATTAATTACATCTTGAGGAGTACCAACTAAAATACCGGCATTATTAATTTTTTCGATCATATCTTCTCTTGTAATCAATGATTGAAAAGTTTGTGTTAAAATTGGTGTATCACGTCCTGTTGTTTTTGTAATCATTGCAGCCATTTGTAAACATAATGGAGGAGTAGGGACAACAACAATTGCATTAATATTTTTTGTATATAGATAACCTGTTAAAATAGATTTACCCGCCGAAGTTGGTGCTTGAATAATAGTAGTAGTATTTGAATTAATATTTCTAATTACATCTTTTTGCCATTCATCCAAAGCAACAAATCCAGTTGTATTTAATGGTGGCATATTGCTACTAAATTTATTAAACTGTAATTCAGTTGTGTCTAGATTTGAAATAATACTTTTCATTTTATTTAATAATTCAGAATATTTTGATAATACATCTTCAGATAATTCAAATTCATTAATTTTTTGATATATATAATATATCATATTTTCGTCATCTATTTTTCTTTCTGCTATCATAAATAATTTATGTATTCTACCAATATCTGTTTTAACATCACTATTCAAACCATATTTTTCTATATTTTCTAAATCCTTAATAATATTATTATTATTCTTTTCAATATAGTTTTCTAATCTAATGGTATCTGCTTTATTTAATTTGTCACCGTCTTTTTTTCTCTGTTTGATTTTTTCAATAACAGATAGTTGGGGATTAATCATCATATCCATTTTATGCGGATCTACTGTACTAGTATGTTTAATCTGACTAACACATCCATCTGTTGGTTTACGATATGTTGTCCATTCCCAAAATCCTCTAGGATTTTTATATTTATTACCGTCTTTAGTATTTTTCCCTTTGGTAAATTTGTTCTTTTTAACTAAGCTAAAAGCCATTATATATTAATTTAAATAAATTATTATATATATATTCAATTTTTATATTTCTTTAAATTACATTAGTATCAATATTAGTACTATAATTCAGAATAATATTATATTTATTAAAAATATATCTCATTGATAAATTTAGATGTCCGTTAAAATGTTTTAAAATTTTATTTGTTTCATCCATACTAATATCTATATTCATATCATTAATTAGTAATTTTAAAAATTCAAACGATTCAGTGTAATTAAATTGATTATCATCATTATTATAATCACACGAAAAGTCTGGTTGTGAAACTATATCACCGTGAGATATATAAGATTTAACTAATTTCAACAAGTGTGGTTTTTCAATACAAATTTTTAATAGATTAACAAAATCTTTATCTTGAAAGTTTTTAATAATCTCAAGATTAATAGTATGTATTTCATCATTAGATGGTTTATCCATTATTTCATCATCATCTTCTATTGGTAAATTACTTAATTTTGTTGATAATTTAATTGTTTGTTTTAAATTATGTTCACTTTCAGGAATAATTGTAAATATCTTATTTAATAATTCTTCTTTTATTTCTTCGTCATTTGAGAAAATATGAATAATACTATTTTTACCATTTTTACATCGTAAATCTAAATCTAAATCATCGAGTCTTTTTGCTAAATGAATAAAATTAACTTTCTTTATATTATTAATATTCATACCTTTATTCATAAAATCTAAATATATCATTTTTAAATTTATAGGTTTATATTGATCTTCATAAATATAATTATACGCGTCATTGAATTGATAGTTAATTAATTTGAGTATAATATTTGATTTATCCATTATAATTATAATAATATAAAATAACTATTTTTAAATCAATTTTTATTGATTTAATTTATCATATTTTGACATATATAATTGTTCATCAGCATATGAACTCTTATCTTGTTTTTTTTCACTTGTTTCTTCACTTCTAAGAAAAAGAGTAGGATTGATTTGACCATAATGTTTAGCATTATTATAGTAAGCCTCATACTTTTTCATTTCAAGATATTCAAGAGTAAGTAAAAGTTTATTACCTTCTGCTTCCTTTTTAATAGTTTCATATACTCCCTCTGCTTCTCTTAATTTATTTTGAAAACGAATTTCACGTGAAATCATTTCTCGTACTTTTTCTTGATTTTTCATTTCAAAAAGTCGTTCATCTTCTTTGGAAGATACAGCACGTTGTTTCTCTGCAAAAGCAACTGCTTTTTCTTTCTCGTTTTTATGAACTTGTTCAAGTTTAGTAGCTGATGCTTTCGCAATTTGAAGTTCTAGTTTTTCCTGAGCAATCTCGTTATATTTATTTTGTAGATTTTGAGGAATACGGGGTTTGCTCATACGAACAAAATCAATTACAACTCCTGATTCAGAATCTTTTTGATTGTCTTTCTGTAGAAATGTAAATAGTTCATCATCAATCGTATCAAATTTAGTATTATAAATTTCATCAGAACTCATCTTGGAACAAATAACATAAATTTGTGAACGAACCTTATTTTTTACTAGATAATCATCATAATTTTCACCAAATTTACTAACCGTTTTAATGACATAATCAGCTTTTAGATGATTACCAACTGCAATTTCATCAAAAATCATTTGGGTACCATCACTTGCTCCACATTGAACATCATTAATATAATCAGTTTGTGGCGTAATTTGGACTGTACTCCCCCAAGTATAAGGAGGTGGAGATTTAAGATGGAGTCCACTTGTAGTTACTACTGGGATAAGACGTCCAAATCTATAATAAATTCCTACTTCTCCGCGAGGAACGTTATGAAAAATAAACGCTGAAGAAATACAAGTAAATGACATCAATATTAGGAGTTTGAATAGCATTAATATATAATATTATTTTTTTTAAATATATACAAATTCAATTTTTAAAATTTAGTTATAAATAATTAATTTTATTATAATTATATATATATGAAGGGATTAACAAATCTTGGTAATACTTGTTATATGAATTCAGGTCTCCAATTATTACTAAATATTGACGAATTATATTTATTTTTCGATAAATATCAAAATGTGTCACATATATTAAATAAATTACATTTATTTTTTAATTTATATAAAAATAGCAATAAATCTGTATTAAATCCGGGCGAAATTAAAAATATTCTAGGTGATAGAAAGGATAATTTTAATAGAAATGATCAAGAAGATAGTTCAGAATTTATAACATTTCTATTTGATATAATAGATAGTGAATTAAAGAATAAAAATATAAATGATTCTTTAAAAAATATTTTTAATATTGAAACGGTCACGTCTGTAAAATGTAAATTAGTAAAATGTTTAAAAGAAAGTAAAAAAAAAGCAGATAATTACTTTTTAGATTTACAGGTAACATCAGATCTAACGGATAGTTATAGAAAATTTAAAGAGAGTGAAAAACTAACAGATGATAATAAGTACTCTTGTGATAATTGTAAAAAATATACAATTGCTCGAAAAAAAACAGAAGTATTACAATGGCCGAAACATTTATTTATTTCGTTAAATAGAGGTACTAATAATTTAAGAAAAAATAATAATCAAGTAAATATACCATTAATTTGGAGACATAATTACAGATTAGAAGGAGGGGTTATTCACAATGGAGATTTATCTGGTGGTCATTATATATATTTTGGTAAAAAACAGAACAAATGGTACTTGTTTAATGATTCTTCTGTGACTATATTAAATAAAGATAATCTAAATACTTTAAAAAATAACGCTTATATTTTACATTTTAAAATATATCCTAATATAGATGAATAATTTTTCAATATTAAATGATAATAATAGACTAAATATTTTAACAGATAATTTAGATAACCCAAAAATTATTCTTATACACTTACACGGTCTTCACGGTCATTTTCAACATATTTATGATTGTGCTGATGATTTTACTAATAGAACCGAAATATTAAAAAAAGCTAATATAAAATCATACGCATTAGAATTTAGAGGACACGGTAAAAGTTCAGGTAAAGTAGGATATTTTAAAAATTTTGATGAATTAATGTCTGATTTTGAAAGATTATTAGAGTATATTAAACATTTACATCCTAATATACCTACTTACTTATTAGGGGAATCAATGGGTGGCGGAATGTCTGTAAAAATAGCAATATTATTTGAACAAATAAGTGGTATAATATTATTAGCACCAATGTTAGGTGTTGCGAATAAAATAAAACCTAAAGATTACTTGATTAATTTTTTATTAAAAATAGCAACTCGTTTTCCTAATGTAAAATTAATAAATAAAACTAAATATAAAAAATATAAATATAAAGATTATAATATTAAATATATAGAATCAGAATATACCATCAAAAATAAATTAACATTAGGAATTTTAAAGGAATGTCATTTATTATGTAAATGGATAGATGATAATAAAATGAATTTTAATAAATCGTTATTAATAATACATTCAAAATTAGATGATATAACTTGTGTTGAAAAGTCAAAAAATTTTTATGAAAAATGTTCTTCACCAGATAAAGAAATTTTATTAGTAGATAATAGTGAACATTGTTTGTTAGTTCCAAATAGTAAAATTGATTGTATGCCTCAGACATTAATGTTAAAAATAGTAAATTGGTTAAATAAAAAATTATAGTTTAATTTTATTATACGCTTTTTTTTTAATATATTTTTATATTTCTTTTTAATGAATATAATAGAATTTAATATATTAAAAAATAATAATGTTAAATTAAACGTGTTAACACATAAACTAGATAATCCTAAATATATTGTTATACACCTTCATGGATTACATTCTTCATTTCAATCAAATTATGAATCACCTGATTGTTTTAAAAATAGAATCGAAATATTAAAAGAAAACTCAATATTATCTTACGGATTAGAATTTAGTGGACACGGTAAAAGTGAAGGGAAAAAAGCGAGTGTTAAGTGTATTGACGATTTACTTGCTGATGTCGATTCATTAGTAAAATATATAAAATTATATCATGATATTAATGATAGGAAAAAAAATCATATACCAATATATTTATTAGCAGAATCATTTGGTGGTTCAGTAGCAATAAAATATTCCTATATATATAATAATATATCAGGATTAATTTTATTATCACCATTATGTGGTTTTTCTACAGTTATTAATAATTGTAGTGTTACTTTATTAAAATGGTTATCGTATGTTTATCCTAATCTAGATTTGAACAAAATAAATATAAAAAAAGAATTATTAACTATTAGTAAAGAATATGAAAAAAGTAAAATTGATAATCAATATAATTTTACTGATAGATTAACTTTATGTAGTATAAGAGAATGTTATTTATTTATTAATTGGTTAAAAACAAATAGATCAAGATTAAATATACCATTGTTAATTTTCCATTCGGAAAATGATAGTGTAACTAATTTTAAAGCGACTGAAAAATTTTTTAATAAATGTTTATCATCTGATAAAGAATTAGTAAAATTTCAAAATAATGTTCATTCTTTATTAATACCACATAGTGATAATGATAGAACTCCAAATTATATATTAAATAAAATTAAATGTTGGATACAAGATATTAATTATAAAAAAATCTAATCTTAATTAATGGAAAGTAATTATTATAATAAATATTTAAAATATAAAAATAAATATTTATCTTTGCAAAAAAATATGTTAAATCAAACTGGAGGAAATATAAAAACAGATTTAATGTTATTTAAAGCTGAATGGTGTGGACATTGTAAAAATTTTATTCCAGTTTGGAACACTTTAAAAAATAATACTAGTTTAAATAAAAAATTTAATTTTATTACATATGATAGTGAAAAAGATTCCAAAGTGGTATCTAAATTAAATATACGAGGATATCCTACTTTACTTATTAAAAAAAACGATACAGTTACTGAATATAACGGTGCTAGAGATTTTGAATATTTAAATGAATATTTAAATAAATTTTAATTAGAATAAAATTCTATATAATCAGGATTATAATCAGAATTATTATTAATTAGATTAATAATTGTATCTATATTATCAATATCATATATATTTTTATTATTTATATCTGCCAAATCAGTACTTTTAATATTATCCTTTAATGATAAATTTTTTAAATTTGTTGAAAAATTTCTTATTATTTTTTTTTTCATTTTATTACAGTCGTTTATAATTTTTCTTTTATCCCTCAAAACCCATTTATTATTATTTTTTTTTAATACATTTATTTGTGATTTTTTAGATAAATTAATTAAATCATCCATATCCATTAATATTATAAATTATATAATAATATTATAAAAAAAATAAACTAATTTTTAGATATATTTAATATATTTAATAATTATTTATCATATCATATGATAGACATACTAATTTATCTAATTGAACTTCTGAAATATTAGCATCACCTGTAAATTTTATTGTTTTATTAAATTTACAACTATCAAAATATGATTTATAATATGTTAAATAAGTATCACGATCAATATCAACTTTTTCATTAAGTTTTCTTTCTTTGGTAGGTTCAGCACCCCTCCCGTAAACTGGTAATTTTTTAAATTCCCCTAGTCCTGCGGCACCTACGTGTGTATTTGTTAAAAAACATTTTGCCATTAAATATTCATAAGCAAAAATAATCAAAGGCTTAAAAAGAAAAAAACCCTCGGTTATTTTTTCCTCAGTGATTACAAGACGATTACTAATTATTACAGCATTATCAAATAAATACTTTAAAATTACATTAGAATGGTGTATTCTAGTTTTAAATGTTTCTAAATTATCAGAAATAGTCATAGTAGTAATATGGTGATTTGTAACCAAGTAAACTTTTGTTTTATAAATAATTACCTCTTTTCCCGCTATTCCCTGAATATTTTTAATAGTTGTATTGTTAGGTATACCAGTTTCTTTCATAATATCTAAATTATCTATTTTATAAATTGTAACAGTGGATAATGTAATATCACTGTTTGTTAATTTTATTGTGCCGTCTGGTTTAGTTTTTAAATGATGAGTTTTTGACATAAGCAATTATATTATTATAATTAATTAAAGTAAAACCACCAACACCTAAAAGTCTTACAAATTCATTATTAGGAACTTTTATCGTATTCTCATCAATTGGATCAAATAAATTTACATTATCCTCACCGAAATTATGTTTTAATCTTCTAGGTTTTAAACTAGTAATTACGTTTCTTAAAGTACCTCCTTTTTGATTATATATTATATTTTTTAAATAATGATATTTTGATTTATATTTAATATATTTTTTTTCTAAATCAGATATTAACATTATATATATATAAAGATATTTAATTATTATTTTCCAAAATTAATTTAGTATAAATCATTAATGGCATTAATAATTCTTGTACTTGATTATTAATTCTAATCTCTCTTATTTTTGTTTTTTCTTCTGCTGTTTTTTCTATATCTGATTTTTCTAATAAAAGTAACATAAATTCATCTATTTGATCATTTAGTGATTGTACATTTTCAGATATTTTAGAAAATAAACTTAAAGTTTTTAAGTCTAATTTTTTATCTGGTAATTCAATTATTGAATTAATTTTAGCCCTGTTTTCATTTAAAATAGTATTAAAATTTAACAAAACATTATCTAACTGTAACATATATTTATATACTATTATTATCTTTAACTAATATTTAAGAATAAAAAAGTATTTATTAATAATTTTATGAATTTGTATCAAATATTAGGAATAAATAATAATGCTAATGAACCAGATATAAGAAAAGCTTATTTAAGTATGGCTAAAAAATATCATCCTGATAAAAATAATAATATAGATAGTCAAAAAACATTTCATTCTGTAAATTACGCTTATAATATTTTAATAAATAAAGAAACAAGAAATAAATACAATGAAATGAATTGTTTAAATAAACATTCTTTTCATACATTTTTAGAAAAGATATTTTCAAACAATTTAAAAACTGATGAATTAAAATCATTTGGAATAACAATAACAAATGATGATTATGAATATTTACAAAATAAACTACTAAATATAATTGATAGTTTTAATTTAACTGACTTATTTTCGTTTTTTAGTAATAGTACAGTTACTAAAAAACAAATGAATGAAAATATTTGTTCAGAAAGTGATGTTAGTATTTGGGAGGAAGCTAATGCTGAATATTATCAAATAAATGACTTACCGATTCAATATCAAAAGTATAATACTAATAATATAATTTTAAATTTAAATATTGATATAAAAGATTTAATAAATCCACAAACTAGAATAATTACAATAAGAAGACAAATAGATAATAATCTAGTTAAAAATTCATTTGAATTTTATCCAAATAATCCATATATAATATTTTTTGAAGGTGGTGACATTGACTTTATAAATAATGGAAATTTAATTATTAAAATATCATTACCCATTGATTATTCTTGGGATAATAATATTATCTATTATAATTATGATATTCCACTTTACCAATATTTTTATGGTAATCCATTTATTTTTAATATTAATAAAGAACCTATTAAATTACTTGATTGGGTACCATTTAGAGATGGTAGTATTGTAAATTTAAATATTAAATTTCAAAAATATTTATGTAAATTAAAATTTAACATAAATATAAATAAATTAAATAAACACATTTTAAAAGAATATTTTAATTAGACAGAATTTGCTTCTTTATCATCCTTGAAAATTTTAGCAATAAAGGTTTGTAGTCCTCTTGGTTCAATTATCGCTCCTTTTTGAACACCTAGTTTTTTTGCTGCTTTACTTGAACTAATAACTGTTTTATTTGTAAGTTCTTCTTTAAAGCCATCTGCTTTAAATTTAGCATTTAATAGTTTTGTAATCTGTGGTCTTGCCAATTTAGTTCCTTCGGCTAGGTCTAGATATTTAACCAATCTTTCAGGTACTGGTACAACTTTCATTAATCCTGAATTATTATTTCCAGTTCTCGTTTTACGTTTTCCAAATTCACGTGTTAGTTTCTTGGAAAGTTTACTAAAAATTATATTCAATTCTTTTTCTACTTTCCTCTTCTCAGAATAAAATTCTTTCTTTAGTTTTTCATATTTCTTCTCAGAAGTTTGAAATGTAATCAACAAGTCATTATAATTAGAACGTTTCTCGTCATATACTTTTAGGTAATCTATACTTTTAAGTTTAGTATTTTTTGTAGATTCTGTTATAGAATCATTATTTTCACTATCAGATTCTGAAAGAATCGAATCATTATTTACAGCTGGAGTTTCTGACGTAGTTTCGGAACTAGTATCTGGTTCCGAAAGAGTTGAATCATTATTTACAACTTGAGTTTCAGACGTAGATTCGGAATCAGTCTCTGATTCCGAATCTGTATGGTTACTACTATCATTATCATCACTAGAATAAGGCATTATAATATAAAAGTCTAAAAACAATCTAATATATATTCAATTTTTTATATATCAAAAGATACTATAATATTTCCATTATTATTAGTATTATTAATCTTTGGTTTATAGTCATATTTTAGTTTATTTTTTTTTATATTACACATATTAATTGCGACCTTCTTCTTTTTAATATTTTTTTTACAACTTAATAATGAAGATTGAATAATATTGTAATTTTCTAAAGAATAATCATATATTTTCTTTGAAAAAAACCATCTATAAAAATTTAATTGACCTATTGTTGTTATTATACACATATCATCTAAAAAAAAAGGTATTCTAATACCTCTTCCAAATGGATCAAAATATTTTTTTTTATGTGCTTTTAATTGATCCTTATATGATGTATGAACATAAAATTTATTTACTATACCTTTTTCTTCTATATTATAATAAATTTTATTATATAAAGCATAATTTGTAACAAAATATTCAATTGTTCTTCTTGATATATAATTTTGTCCATTTATAATTGTATTTAATGTTTCAAAATCTTTTTTATTATTATAAAACTTTTTCAATGATTTTAATAATGTTAATTCCTGAGTTGTTAATTCTAAATGTTCAATTATTTTATTATTATTGTCATCCATATATAAGTTAAAAAATAATTATTTTTTAAATATATATCTTATTCATCAGATGTTGAACTCAAATTATGTTTTCTAACTAGTGTATTTTCAGTCGTATCTTCTAATGATATTTCTTCATAATAATTTTTATTTTCAGAAATATTATCTAACGTGGATACTGAGTGTACTATAGAATTAGTTTGAATATTATCAGTATATTCTTCTCTTATAAAAATAGAATTATCATGAATTGTATGAATAACGTCGTCAATTTCTTCACTATCATCTGTCAATTCATAATTATATTCTATATTTTCATTTAATTTGAATGACATTAAAACAGGTCTTATAAATAATCCAAATCCGTCTTGTGTAATCCATATAGCATATACTTCTAAAATACTTTTAACCCAACTATTTTCTTGAATAGAATTAACATCTATATTTCTATTATTATTATTTAATTTAGTTTCAAAATTATCTGTATTAATAAGTTTTAATTTAATCATACCATTTTTAAATTTTTTAGAATCAATACTACTTCTTATTATTTTTTGATATTTTATTTTATTATTATTTATAATATTATTAAACCATTTAGGATGTTCTCGTGCTTGAGAAATAATTGTATTATCTAATTCATTTAAAAACTTTATAAATTCCTTTATTTTTTCTGTAGATTTACTTAATAATGGTATATCTAATTCATAATTATTATTTTTAAAAATAGGTTTATGAGCATTCAATAAAGAAGGAGATTGAAATACTAAATTTGTTTGTTCATTAGAATCATTATTATATTTTAAATAAACAATTGTTTTTTTTGAATTAGATTTAATATCTGTAAATCTAATATTATGTAAATTTATATCTTTTATTTTGTATGGTTTCTTAAATGTCATATATATAATATAATAATAATTAATATTTAAATAAATTAAGGCTTTTTAGTTTTTACATCTTTTTTCTTCTTCAAAGAAGGTTTTGGGGGTGCTTCATCTTCTGAGTCTGAATCGTCGTCAGAATCATCAGACTCATCGTCATTAGAATTTTCATCTACTGCTTCTGTTTCAACTACACTGCTCGACATTGTATTTGTAACATCTTCCTCATCTGAATCAATAAAAGCATCATTGTTCTTGTACTTATCTAAAGAATTACTTGATGTTCGGGGTTCGACTTGTATTTTTTCCATTCGCCAAGTAACACCATATGTAGGTTCAGGAAGATTTAGTGCTTGTGACCACATTTTAACTGGTTTAGCAATAATGCACACATTTGCTAGATAAGAAACATTATTCTGGAATTCTTGAACATTATTTACTTCAAGTCTAGTTCGTGTACGTTTCTTTCCTTTAGGATCAGTTTCATCCTTGACAGATTCCCAAACTTCAGTAATTACATCTTCGTCAGGATAAGAAAGTTTAATTTTAAGTTTCATCCAAGGTGGTGAATCATCATCTTCATCAGTATCAGTATTCTTTACAATTGGAACATATTTAACTTTTTTAGCAAGTTTCTTTCCAAACCGTTCTTCTTTCGTTTCGGTACTAGACATTACTTTATCCAGTGCTACTAGTTGGTCATAAAGTTGCTTGACTTCTTTATCAGAAAGGTCAAGAGGAAGTTTAAGAAATGCTCTATCTTTATCAGTTGCATAGTATTCACCAATAGATGGAATACCGTATTTAAAAATATTGGTCCAAGGGAATTGAATCATCAAAGGAGATTCCGGTCCTAGTGTTGGATGGTCGTATCGAGGATAACAAATTTTCTGTTTTTGATTTGTTCCATTGCTCTTATCATCCCACGGAGAGAATGATAGACGTGTGTGGTCAAAGTCTACGGATTTAGTTGTAAGTTTGTGTGCCATTATTATAATAATCATTCTAATCCAAATATATATAAAATCAATTTTTTTTTTATTATCGTTTTAAAGATAATAATTACTAATATAGTAATGACAACTATTACTTCAAATTTTGATAATTTAGATATAAAACATGATATATTGAAAGGTATATACTTGTATGGGTTTAAAGAACCCTCGAGTATTCAAAAAAAAGGTATTTTGGCAATAAATAGTGGTAGAGACTGTATTATCCAATCTCAATCTGGAACTGGAAAAACAGCTACTTTTATACTAGGGGCTTTTAATAAAATGGAAAATAATAATAAATTACAAATAGTAATTATAACACCAACAAGAGAACTAGCAACACAAGTATATAATGTAGCAAAAGAAATATCAAAATTTACCAAATTTAATATTTCTTTATTAATAGGAGGCACGAATGTAGTTTATAAATTAAATAATTGTAATATGATAATAGGTACTTTGGGTAGAATAAATCATATATTTCAAAACAAAAATAATAATACAGATAATATAAAAATGCTCATAATTGATGAAGCAGATGATTTATTTGCTGATGGTATGTCTGAAGATTTAAATAAAATAATAAATAGATTAAAACCAGATATTCAAAAAGTATTAATATCGGCGACATTATCAAAAAATATTTTTAGTTTAGAGGATACTTTTTTAAATAATCCTATTAAAATATTAGTTAAAAAAACAGATATAACTGTTGATTTAATAACTCAATTTTATATTGACGTTGAAGTAGAAAATTACAAATTTGATGTCTTACTCGATTTATATAATATAATTTCTACAACACAAGCGATTATTTTTTGTAATACAATTAGAAAAGTAACATGGTTAAACAATAAATTAGAAGAAGAAAATTTTACTATTACAACTATTCACGGAAAGATGACACCTGAAGAAAGAAAAACGATTGTAAAAGATTTTAGAGATGGTAAGACCAGATTATTATTAACAACTGATTTATTAGCACGCGGTATTGATATACCGCAAGTTAACTTGATTATAAATTATGATATACCAATTTCAAAAGAAACATATATTCATAGAATAGGACGTTGTGGACGTTTTGATAAAAAAGGTGTATCTATTTCAATGGTTAAAATGGAAGATAACTCAGATGTTCAATTACTAAACAAATTGAAACATTATTATAAATTAAATATTGATGAAATTCCTGAAAATATAAATGAATATATATAGATGGATTATAATATAGCGTTTTTAATTACATTAAAAAATTATGATAGATTTTTAAAATATTTTAATAAATTAAAATATTTTCCTAATTTAACTGTTATATTTGTATATGATGATAATGATAAATTGGATAATAAATTTACTAATTTTAAAAAGGAATCAAAATTTAAAGTTATTTATAAAAAAATAAAAAATACAAGTAAATTTAAAACAATTAGAATTTCTAATGCTAGAAATAAATGTTTAGAAATACTAGATAAATTAAAACACATAGATTATCATTTTGTTATTGATTGTAATAAAATAAATTGTATGGAGTGGAATATAAATATATTTAAAAAATATTTAAAAGAAGATACTTGGGACTGTTTATCATTTAATAGATGGAAATATTATGATATTTGGGCTTTAATGTATGAAAATATATATCATCATTGTTGGGGATATAATTCTAGAAATATATGTAAAAAAGTAATTAAAGTTACTAAAAATGATATTAAAAAAAAATTATCTGAATTAAAAAACAATGAATTGTTTCCTTGTCTTTCAGCATTTAATGGTTTGGCTATTTATAGAACAAAAAAATTTAAAGGTATTAAATATGACGGTGAATATAAAAATTTAAAAACCATTATTAGTGATGAACAAAGAGATAAAACATTAAATTTTTTAAAAAATAAATGGTGTTTAAGAGATAAAAAATTAGAAATAAATGAAAATAAAGTAGAAAGTTGTGAACATTTGTTTTATCACTTATCAGCAATAAAAGAAAATAATTGTAGAATTAGAATATCAAAATTTAGTAAAGATTAAAATTTATTTCTAAGATATAATATTAAGGGTGTAAATAAATTAAGTAGGTACAACAAAATCAAGTTCACTAGTTCCATATTTAATAATATCTTCAAATATACTTTCTTTCTTAATATTTGTAAATGATGTTCTACCACTCGCTTCATCAATAATATATTCGGTATCTCTTATTTTTTCGGTATCAAGTAATAATTCAAAAGCACCGGTACCACCATGAACTACTCTTCCAATCGTAACTTTAGATGATATAGATTTTAAAGTATCTTCTTCGTTAAATATAGCGGCAGTAGTAAAATGATCAACCGTTTTTTCAAAAGAAGCACGAGTTAATGGATCGATATCTAATTTATTTAAACCGTGTCTTGTAATGGAAGTTATATTACCAGTATGTGTCATAAAATCAACTAGTAATGATATATGTGCATTATTAATAAATCCTGCAGAATTAAATGTAAATATAATTTCATTTATTATAATTGATTTTGCAGCTTCAATGCCATAAAACATATAGGCTGTTTGAACATCATTTATAATTGTACGTCTATTATCAATACCTTTTAAAAATTTCAAGTCAATTAAATTTATACCAGAAGTTAATATATTATATTCATTGCCTACATTTTTACTACCATCTTCTTTAAATGTTACATATAATTGTTTATTTATATATATATCATTAATATTATCAATACCTTTTAATGTTACTGTATTAAGAACTATTTTCATAAATCTTGTTAATAAACTATAATTAAAGTTATTCATTTTAAATCTAATATGAATAATATTATTATTATTACTTAATATAGCTAATTTATCTATAGTACTAATAACATCTTTTAAATTTCTTTTCATATTTTTAAGTGTAGTAAAATTATTATACCAATAAGTTATAAATTTTGTTTTTATATCTAGCAAAGTAGTTTCTTTATCCATAAGGGTGCCTATATTTAATTTAAATCTAAATACAAATGGTAAATTATTAATATCGACTTTATTATTATTAATAAAAAATGGATTTGTTGTATTATCATCCTTTAATAATTTAGATAATTCATCTGTTCCATTAGTATTGTAAAAAATTTGGGTCGACTCCATTAATTCCCCTATTGTTAAGTGTTTAAAATATGAACCAATTTTATTAACATCTTTTGCGTTTGTATTATATTTTTTATCGAAATAAATAGTCATCTGAGGTGTCTTAATTTTTTTACTATAACCAAATAATTCTTCTACTCTTGATAAACCTGTTGTCACCTTAACTTTTGAAATAACACCTGAAGTATGTTTTTCGTCAAGACTCATTTGAGTAGTTGGTTCACCAAGTGATTGAGCAGCAATAATACCAACCATTTCTCCCGGATCAACATTTGATCTAGAAAAGGACATAATAATATCATTCATTAATTGATCAAATTTATCTTTTGTTAAATTATATTCAAAAATACATTTCTTTGGACAAATATATTCATATAAGGCTATTTTTAAAATTATTTTATACATATTCTCATCTTCATTTAATATTTTAATATTTTTATTCATTAAAACTAATAATCTATTATCATAATTATTTATCATATCTTCTAGTTTTTCAATAATATAATTTGGGTCTAAATCTATTTTATCACTATTACTTGTATATTCTTGTGTTAAACGATAAAAATTAATTGGTAGCAAAAAACTATCTTCTAAAATTTTATAATTATAAGTCGTATTATAATAAATATCTCGTAAATTATCTCTAAAATCAATAAATTTATTATAAATATCATCATTCATTGATTTATATTTTTTTGAAAATACTTTATTAAGTTTATTTAATTCTTCTATTGAAAATACTAATTTATTTTTAATATCGATATTTGACATTTCTATTAATTTAATTTTTTGTTCTGTTTGTTTAATTGTGTCTATTCCTGATTCACCATATAAATATTGTACTACAACGTTATTTGCCGTTCTTACAGTACCATCATAATGAACGTGTAAATCTTCTAATGATTTAATTAATTTTCTTTGAATATATCCAGTTTGTGCTGTTTTAATAGCAGTCGAAATTAAACCTTCTCTACCAGTCATTGTAGAAAAAAAGAATTCGTGACCTTTATAACCATCTACTAAATTAGAAGTAATGAATCCACGTGCCATAGGTGTATCATCATGATAATGAAATAGTGGTAAAGTTCTATTTTCAACTGATTTTTTTATTCTTTCACCACCAAGAGAAATTTGTCCCTGACACCCCGCTATTTGTCCTATATTTACAGGATTACCTTTACCACCCGAACTAACTAATATTTTTAAAGCATTGTCATTTGGTAAAGAATTGAAAATATTTTTACCAATATTAGGTAAAATCGTACTTAAATCTGCTCTAATCGTAAACTCAATAACAGATGGACTAATATAATCTTTCTCATTTTCAAATTGAGTAATTTGATGTTTTATTGCTAATATTTTATTATGTATAATTTCATTATTTAATTTAATTAATTTATCATCAATTAAAACATCCTTAAATCCAACTGAAAATCCTCTATTCATTAAATAATTTAAAGTTAATCTTTGAGTATTATCAATAAATTGCTGTGTTGCAGTTGGTCCATATTTATCCCATACATAATGAACAATCGAATTCTTTTTTGTTCCTAATTGTGCTTTATTTAGTAAACCTTTTGTTAGATTTCCATCTTTAATTTGAAACGTTATATTACCCTCATTTCTTTTTGTTGAATTTATTCCTTTTGGAATAATATGTGAAAATAATTCAGAACCTTTTATAGACTTGTTCTTTATTAATTTATTTTTAGATTCTGATGTAGTACAACATAATAAATTAGCAGCCAAACTATAATCTATTTCTATATCATCAGATAATACAAAAGCACCATATAAACTATCTTGTTGACAACCAATAATTGGATTAGAATCTTTAGCACCAATAATTTGATATTTAACATTTGCTATTCTTGCTAGTTCAGTACGAGCTTGAATACTTTGTGCTAAATGTAAATTCATTTCATCACCATCAAAATCAGCATTATAAGGATTACATACATTTACATTTAATCTAAAAGTATTAATATTATCTCTTTCTAAAACATGAATTTTATGTCCCATCATAGAAGGTTTATGTAAAGTTGGTTGACGATTGAATAAAACATAATCTCCATTAACAATATGTCTTTCAACTATATCTCCATAAGATAAGGTAATATTATTTTTCCTATATTTTAAGTCTATTCTTTGATTAATTGGTTTACCATTAATTATAATAATTTTATGAACGTAATTAGCACCAGGATATTTATCTCTACCATTTAACACTAATTTTGTTAGTTTATTTATATTACGAGGTGTTACTTCTTCAGGTATCGTTAAATCTTTAGCTACTACTAAAGGTACACCCACTTCATCGATATTAATGTTTGGATCACTTGTAATGACAGAACGTGCGGAAAAATCAACACGTTTACCCATTAAATTACTTCTCATTCTACCTTCTTTTGCTTTTAATCTATCTGATATAGATTTTGTAAGTTTACCACCAGATCTAAACTCTGTTTTAGGTAATGATGCTGAATCATTATCAAAATAAGTAGCAATATGATATTGTAATAATGTTGTAACATCATATAAATTATTATTATTTTCTTTGTTCATTTGTTGTCTTACTCGAATATTAGCATTAATAATATCAGCAATTTTTAAAGTTAATGAATCCTCCATTGTGGACGCAGCCATAAAATCAATCTTAGAAGTAGGACGTATACTAACAGGTGGAATAGGAAAACAATGAATAATCATATGCTCTGGTCTTACCTCTGTAGCATCAAATCCTAATAAAAAACAATCAATCTCAGATATGTTTCGTAAAATATTATAACAAAATCGAGGGGTTAAATATTCTTTTAATATTTTAACTTCTTCTGTTTTAATACCTGTTTTATCATCTGTTAAAATATTACCTACTTCTTTTTCGAGGAGGATCCGTACAGATGCTGATGATTCTTTAACTTCTTTTTTAATTTTAGGTACAGAAGTACCACAATTATAACAATAATTAATATTTTTAGTTAATTCTTTTATTATTTTATATCTAGTTTTACCATTTTTATTTATAAATTGTTTAAGAATATCATCGTTTTTTTCTATAAGAATATTAGAACACTTCAAGCATGTACATTTTAAAATATTTACAATATGGATTAAAAAACCCCAATGAAATACATGTTCTGCCAAGTCAGTATGACCAAAATGTCCTGGACATTCTAAATAATCTAGACCACACGTTGTACAATTTAAATATGGGTCACAAGTACCTAATCTTAAATCAACTAGACCTCCTTTTTTTGGTTCATATGCATCATAAGAGTCAGGTAAATTAATTCCAAATGGATCTTTACTAACAGCAGAATATTTTTTAATTTCGTCATTAGACCAAATTGAAAATTTAATTTTTTCTATTGTCTTTATATCTTCAGAATAAAACTTTGAGTTAATTGACATTATTATTATATCATAGAAACCTTTAAATATAATATAATGTAAAATCAAATTTTTTTATAGTTTAATTTACAAATTATTCTAAATTAATATTTCTATAGACGTTGGAATGGTGATTATTAACCTGGTATATATTTGTTTATTAAAAAAGGGTGCGCATCTGAACCATCTTTTGTAGGATTTTTATTTATAAAAAGTGCACCGTGTGGTGTTCCTGTAGTAGTACCATCATAATTATGATCATTATCTCCTAATAATACTATTTCACATTCAAACCGTCTCCATAAAAATATAGGAAATGCTAATATTTTACTTTCTACTTTAAACTTTTTTTGATTTGCACTAAAATCTTTAGCACAATTTAAACTAAATGATACTGGAATTATATTTCGGACTGATAAAGGTACATCATCTGGTATACCAAGTAATGCTTCTTCTGATCTAACTAGTAAACTAGTAAAGGTAGGATATTTTAAATCATTTAAATCAAATGGAAAACTACTCGTTGGAGGAGCGCCAGCAGCAGCTCCTCCACCACCTGGTGTAGGTTCCGCAAGTTGTTTAACCATATCTCTTATTGTGTCTATTGTATCATCTCTTTCACTGTGTTGTGATAAAAAGTTATATCCCCTAACCCATTCATTAACTACTTCTTTATAATCTAAATATAATGTTGTATGTTCAAATTCATCTGCTCCATTTTTATCTGTAATAAAAGCATAAATTAACCAATTTTTAAAATATTGTCTAACATCAGGAGGAATCGCAATACCACTAGATGTGTTATAATCTACCAACCATTTTTCTGCTTTTTCATCTGGTGTACTAAGAGTTTCTTTCATATTAGTAGGTAAAACCAAAGGTAATGGGAGAACCTTATATAATGTAACTAATTGTTCTATTGTACCTCCTCTAAATTTAAAAGGGTTTAATTTTTTTATCTTACCATCAAAATTACATACAACGAATTTACCAGGTTTATATTGAAAAGCAATACCATAATCACGAGTTTCCATATGTGATGTTCTCGTTTGAAAATACTCAAATCTTTTTGAAGACAGAGTCTGTGGTTCTTCAGTAGTATATAAATATATATCACCGTCTTTTGTTGTTGGTTTTTTTTCAACTTGTGTTATTTTTGGAAAATATTTATTAGCAGGAATATGTTTAGGTTTATGTTGATAACGATAAAATCCGGTTTCTTCCTTAAATTCTCTAATAGCAGCCATTAATGGGTTTTTATCTGTTTTATCTATTTGACCACCTGGCATCATCCATTTTCTTCCTTCCCATTTTTGCTGAACAACTAATATTCCAGGTTGATGATGATGATTAGATAAAACCACCATACCTAAGAAACTAGCACCTAAAACTCCTCCTTTTTGTTTATATTCAATATATTTTGATTTATATTTTAAATATTTTTTTTTATAATAGCTTTCGGAAAACATTGTATATAAGATGCTATATATTATTTATATTTCCATTTTTAATTTAAATAATAACTTATTATATTTTTCTTTTAATTCTTGTAAATTTAAAGGTATAGGTACTTTTATAAAATAAACATCAGTCCAATGTCTATATGGATATAATTCATCTTTTTCATCTACAACTAATTTCTTTTTCCACCTTTCAAAACTTAATTCTTCTTCTTCTAAATTAGGTGTATATTCTTTTAAAATATTCATTAATCTTGATGCTAATTTTTTCTTATCTTTAACAGCATCAGCACACTGAAATAAATATATATTTGAATAAAAGTTGTTTTCTAAGAATTCCATTGTTTTAATACATTTTTCTATATTTTCCGTAAATTCATTTATATCTTGATTTCTTTTATAAACTTGACTAAAATATATATAATCAAAATCTTTTAAAATTATTATAATTGGTATGTATATGCCTTCTATTTTTTTTATAACACTCTCCAATTCATATATGTATCGTGGTGTTTTATCGATAAAATATTTAGATTTATGCATAATACTTTGAAAATGACCTCCGTGTGAACCTTTATTTTTTCCAATATATTGATATACTTCTTTGTATGTCATATCTTTAATATCATCTAAATATTTATTATACTCGAGACCAAATTGATATCTATTTTGTCTCATCCACACACCAAAAGGTTCATTTTGTTCAAAATTATTTAATGTACCTAATAGTATTCCACATTCAAATCCACTAGTTATTTGTGAATGTGAATTAATTAAATTGTGTAAAACTGTTGTACCGGAACGTTCCATTCCAGTTATTATACCTATTAATGATCTATTATCATTATAATTCATATCTATTATATAAATTTAAAATATATTTTTTTATAATTAACCAATTAAATATTGAATTAAACTTTATTTTTCTATATATTTATAATTGTAATGAAAATTTATAATATAAATAATGATAATACCAAAGTTACTCTACGTTTGGGGCAAAATGCTAAAGAAAATCATTCATTAATAGATGATGCGGATCCTAATGATTGGTGGTTTCATCTTGATGATCTACCCTCTGGTCATTGTATAGTTGAAAAATTAGAATTAAATAAGAATATAATTAACCAAGCGGCTGTATTAGTTAAAGAAAATACTAAATATAAGACTTTACAAAAGGTAAAAGTAACATATTTACAAATAAAACATATTAAAAAAACAAAGAACCCAGGAGAAGTTACTCTATTAAAAAAAGGTAATGTAATTATAATATAATATATTATAATAATGATTGAAGAAAAAAAATTTAAAATTATAAAAAAAGATAATAAGTTTAGACTTGAAGATGATAGAATTAATAATAAAAAATATCTTTATTTTAAATATTCTATTACAGAAGATGATGTAAAAACTTTATTTAAACAATTACAAGATTATAAACTACAAATTATGAATGAGGATGAGCTAAAAAAACATCGATTATTTGATAATATGTTATATTATGAAGATAAAAAAATAGTTTTTAGAGAAAATTTTAAAGAAAATTATAATATTAATAAATTAACAGATTATTTCTCTGAGAGTTGTAGAGCAAAATGTCAATTTAATGACTATATAATTCCGTTTAATAATTATAAAAATAATAAAAATGATATTTTAAAACACGCATTTTACAAATATGGATATATTAATAATAGAATTTTAAATGATTATTTTCATTTACGAAGAAGATTCTACTGTAGTAATTTTAAAATTAGTATTGTAGTATCTTTATGTAAATTATTTAAACCAACTAATATGTTAGATTTTTCTGCCGGATGGGGTGATAGATTAATTGGTGCTATTGCGTATGGTACTAAATATACAGGAGTTGATCCGAGTGAATGTTTACAAGATAGATATAAACAAATGATTGATACTTTCGCAAAAAATAAAAATGATTATAAAATAATACAAAATGGTTTTGAAAATACTGATTTAGGTGATAATGAATATGATTTTATTTTTACAAGTCCTCCATTTTTTAAATATGAAATATATGAAAAAGATAATGAAAAACAATCAATAACATCATTTAATACTTTGGAATTATGGAGAGATAAATTTTTATTTCCAAGTTTAGATAAATGTATTAAACATTTGAAAAAAAATAAGTATTTAGTACTTTATATTGATGATTATAAAGGACATCAATTTATTGATGATATGTTAGCTTATATGAAAGAAAAGAAAAATGTCAAATATTCAGGTAATATATATTTTTATAATAGCGATACTAATCGTAAAACTAGAAAAATGTTTGTATGGAAAATCATTTAATTATTTTAAAATAAATATATCATTGCCGTGGTTCCAAAAATATTCTTCAATTGTAAAATATTTTTGGAACAATTCTTTTATTTCATCCAATCTAAAAATATAGTAATATCTATTACCTTTTATATTTCCGCTTTTGTCTTTCCAAGGAATATAATTATCTCCATATTTAAAATTTAATTTTTTATTATGATGTTGATCTTTTGACCATATTGATATTAATAATTTACCATTAGTCTTTAGTAATCTTTTTAGTTCTTGTAAACATAACTCTCTTCTTTCAATTGTTGCCAAATGATGAAAAGATGCGATAGAAATAATACCATCAAAAGTGTTATTTGGTAATGGTATATTTACCATATCGCTTTTAACAACATTTAATTTTCGATTTTTACATATATTTATAAAAGTATCGCAATTATCTATTCCAGTCAAATTTAAATTAGGATAATTCATATTTCTGCCATTTCCACATCCGACATCTAAAATATTAGAATTGGATACAAAATTACTAAGAAATATTTGTATCCAATCCCACATATTATATCTTGTATCAGAAAAATCAGTTGCTATCAAGTTATAAGTATCTACATTCTTTCTTTCAATATCCATTAATTTAATAATTATTATTATTAAATTATTTTATTTCAATTTTAAAAAAAGACGTATATCGATTGCTTAATGTTGATATTAAAAACTCTACCGTAGCATAACCTAATGGTCTATGTTATTCTAACAAATAAATAATATCTAAATAATAACTAGATTAGATTCATTAATATCAACCTTTTTCTTTGGAATATTTTGTTTCTTTTCCAATATCATATCTGTTATAAAATTATTTGTAATAATTTTGTAATATGGATATATTCTCCTATATGTTTTTGAAATAGTTACATCAGAAATAGAGAATACCTTCGAAATTTGTTTTTTACTAATGTTCAAACTATTTAAATTTACTACTAATAAAATACATCCTGCAGCTACAGAAGGAGGTTCGTGTGTAGATGCTAAATCTAATTTTTGAATATTATCAGCAATACTTTTAGCAATATCAATGTATTCATTGTCCATTTCTAATTTTATCGCAAATCTACTTATAAAATCAGTAGCATTTGAACTATTAAAATTAGAAATAAATTCATTAATATCAATGACATCCATAAATTTTCGATAACCTCTATTTACATGTTTAATTTCTAGAGAATAAATATCAGCAATTTCTTTTGGACTTCTTGGTTCATTTTGAAGTTTACAAGCATAAAATACACATGCTGCAATCATTGATTTTCTATTAATACAACGCATTATTCGATTCTTTCCTTTTCTCGTTCCTTTTTTATGTTTTGAATCATTAATTTTTTTGTACAAACATTTTGCTGAATCAATAATATTTTGGGTAATACTATATTGTTTACATTTTTGTTGAATTTTTTTTAGTTCTTCCATTAAACTTTTTTCTTTATATGGCATTTGACCTTGTCTTTGTAAAAGACTAATTTTATTATAACCTTTAGTTCTCATTTTAGTTCCTAATGCCGATTTAGGATAAAAATAATTAGTAGGACATCCGTAACTTGAACTTGACTCATCAGTATCCTTAAAATTAGGTGATTTATCTAAAATAGTATTATTAATAACACCACAATCACAACATACAAAATGTCCTTTGTTCTCATCCTTAATTAAATTCTCACTAGAACAAGATATACAACAATCAGTATTAACAACTTTATTACTGTCTGTATATTTATTTAATAAATTCAAGTCACACCCTAAAAGAAGATTATCTATATCATCTTCACTCATTTCTAGAAAATTATCAGTAGTTGTCTCGGAATCTATTTCTGTTTCTGTATCAGTACTATCGATTTTACTCATTGAACTACTATAAAGGTAAATATATATTTATATATTTATATCAATTTTTTAATTTAAAGAAAATGAAGTATAATACAATTACAAGTTTATCCTAATATTGTTTGACCGTGGTTGATAATAATTTTTAATTTAATAATTCATTAATTTCTTCTATTGTTAAAAATTCTTCTGGTATTTTATTCTCGTTTTTTAGTACCATAACAAATTCAAAAACATTTAAACCATCTTTGTTTTTATTTTCCATATTAATTCCTTCCTTTCTAAACAATTTAATATTATAAAATAAAATGTTTTTTAAAAGTTTAAAAATATAGTCTTTATATTCGGGTAACCCTAATTGATAATTTAAATATTTATTTTCCATACTTAAAATTTTAACTATTTGTGTAAAGTAATATTGTATTAAGTTATTTCTATCGTTAGAAGTAATATTTAAATCTAAATTTAATGGTTCAACTAATGACATTATATTTTCCCTTAATATATAACCATCTAATATATTAAATAATAGAGGTTTATCATCATTACTATAACATTTACTTTTATTATCAATAAAATCTTTTAAATTTATTATCTCTTTAAAAATTTCTTCTTCTTCACTATCATCACTATCAATGTCAAATAAATTTATATTACATATCAAATTATTAACTAAATATTTATCTTTCCTTATATTTTCATTTTTAATTAGAAAATGAACTAAAAATAAATGAATTCTATCAACTATTTTTTGTTCTTCATTCCCACTTAAATAAGCAAAATCTTTAAATATCCTTTTTAATAATGTTTTGTTATTTCTATGTGAATCTATTAAATCTATTAATATATCTAAATCAATATAATTAATAATATTATTTAATATTTTAGTCAAAGCATCATTTTTATTTAGATAATCACGATATACAAAACATATATTTAAAAAGTATTTTAAATTAGCTTTTTCTGTTATAACTACTGTTTTGTATATAGAAAAATACATTTCGTTTTCTAATAATGTATGAATAACTATAAAATCTTCTAAATCAATATTTTTTAAATAATTTGTTATTCTTATCATATATTCTAATAATTTCTGAAAATTTTCAGGCTTATTTATTATGTCTGGATGGTTTACTATGAATTTAAATAAAAAGGAAGATACTTTTGTTAATATGTTAGATTTTATAGCTTCTGAAAAAGTAGATTTTGGAAAATAGTCTTCCAATTCTAATTCTAATCTAGAGATTTGTCTTCTTTCAATTAAGTCTGGATTAATTAAATCAATTAACATTTTTCCCCAATATTGAATATAATTTTTAGTAATAAAAATTATAATTCTTGTTAAATCTTCATTAATAATTAAATATTCATAATAAATAAAACATATATTTATAAAATGAGAATAATTATGTTTCATTTTTTCATTAAATTCCTCTTCATAGTATGGATTATAAATTATTAAGTCGTATAATTCTATTAGTTCATTTAATGATATTTCTTTTAAATATTTTATTTTAGAATCTGTATAATGACTAGTAAAGTTTAAATAAGAAGCCAAATTAGTGTTAATTAAAATTAATATTGAATCAAATGAAATATCACTCTTAGTTAATGATTCAAAAGATTCTTGTCTTAAAGGTTTTACTTGTATATCTGGAAAACATTTACTCCTACATCCTTTAGCATATAATATAATAGGGTTTTCTGAATTATGTTCTACGGTTGTTGTTAAATATTTTACAATATTACTTAATTTGGAATATTGATCATATGTATATTTGATAGTTTGTTTAAACTTATTTATATCTTCAAAAGTTGGAATAGTTGGGATAGTTGGGATAGTTGGGATAGTTGGGATAGTACCCGCGAGCGTGGGTTGTACTCCTACTTCTTGCCTATCGGCCCGCATTATAGCTTCGTAGCCAGGCGGTTCCCTTAAATTTGGAATAATTGAATGTTCATATTTGTCTTTTATTATTTCATGAAAAGGTTTGTCAACTAATTTCATTTGGAAAGATATGGATTTATCTAATTTTACTAATCCAGATGAACCTATATATGTAGTATTCTCAAAATAAAAATTATTAAAAGAACCTACATACGTATCTAAATATCCGACTGTTTTAGAAGTATGAATATGAAATTCGTGACCAAATCGTGAGAAATATTCTATCAAGTTATCTTGAAAAAATATTGGATTATTTAACATATAATTCAACTTGTGATTTTTTGAAAATATTTCGTCCAATAGTATGTTAGAAAATGTATAATTTCCAATTTGTGTAAAAGTACAAATTATAACATATTGAGGTACAGGTTCTCTATTATATAATGAACACGAATGAGTAAATAAACCATATCTATTATTAACAATTGGAATTCTTATTTCCGTACTAACTTCATCTAAAATATTTACTTTTACATATTTATGAATTTTATAATCATCTTCATTAATTAAGTTAAATAACTTTTTAGTCCTTAATAATTTTCTAGTATCTACTATATATTCTGCGATTTTATCCGTGGTTATTTTACTTATAACTAAAAAATGATGTAAGTCTAATAATGTTAATTCTTTAATATCACCTTTTTTCGCTAATTTATTAATATTTTTAAACTTAATATGGTTAGTAGTATCTTTAACACTATTACGATAAATTTGTACAATTATATATAAATCTTCATCAGTTCCAAATAATAATTCACCACACTTCCAGCAATATTTATTAGTAATAGAATTTTGCTTACCACAGTTAGGACATACTATTGTACCTCCTTTTTGATTTATTAAATTTAAATATTTTTTCTTATATTTTATATATTTATTATAATAGTTATTCTCATTCATATATATATATATATATAGATAAAAATTGATACTATTAATATATAATATATATATATATATTAATATTAATGCTACAAATCAATAAAATAATGACATTTTTACCATCATTTTCTACTAGATCTTATATGTCAACACAACAACAACTTTTACTCAAAAACGATAATCCGATTGATAAATGTAAAGAACAATTAAAATTTAAAACAATCAGCGTATTGGGATATGGACCACAAGGAAAAGCACAAGCATTAAATTTACGTGATCATAATCTTAATGTTATTTTGGGATTAAGACGAGGTGGACCTAGTTGGGAAAAAGCAATAAAAGATAATTGGCGGCCAGATATAGATTTATTAGATATTGCTCAAGCAACATATACGTCAGACATAGTAAAAGTATTACTATCTGATGTAGGACAAATAGAACAATGGAACACTATTAAAAATAATTTAAATGAAAATAATACATTATATTTTTCACACGGTTTTGGAATTCATTATAATAAATATACTAATATTAATCCTCCAAAAGATATTGATATTATTATGGTTTCACCCAAATGTTCAGGTAATACTGTAAGAAAAAATTTTTTATCGGGCGAAGGCGTAGTATCATCTTATGCTATTTATCAAGATCATACGAAAGAAGCTTATAATAATTGTAAATCTTTAGGCTTTCTAATTGGTAATAATTATATGTTTCAAACTACGTTTGAAAAAGAAGTTCTTAGTGATTTAACAGGCGAACGTTGTATCTTAATGGGAATGATTCAAGCTGCTTTTGTAGCACAATATAAAGTATTAAAAAAGCATGGACATTCACCACTGGAAGCTTATCATGAAACTGTATATGAAGCATTGAATAGTTTATATCCACTAATTAATGATAAAGGAATGTCATGGTTATACAAAAACTGTTCTACAACTGCTCAAAGAGGAGCAATTGATTGGTCTAAAACATTTGAAAAACAATTAATTCCAATGATTGATGCTTGTTATCATAGCGTAAAATCTGATGCGGAAGTAAAACGTGTAATTGAATGTAATAGTGATCCTAGTTATAGAATTAAATTAGATAATGAATTACAAGAAATTGAAAATCAAGAATTATGGGAAATTGACAAGCATTTAAGGATAATTAATAAAGATCAATAATATTCATTTATAAATATATATATATATATATATATGGATTTTTTAATTTTACCTCATCAGTTATTTGATAAAAAATATTTAGATAAAGAAAACGAGTTTCATATTTATGAACATCCACAATATTTTAAAAAATACAATTTTAATAAAAAAAAATTAATTTTACATCGTGCTAGTATGAGACAATATTATGATTATTTAAAAGATAATGATTTTAAAGTCAGCTATTATGATTTTACGGAAAAACCGAAATTAACACAATATCTTCTTTTTGATCCTATCGATAAAATAAAACTAACCGGTGATTATAAAATAATTGATACACCTAATTTTTTTTTAAATAATGAATTAATTAAAAAATATAGAGAAAAAACTGACAAATTTTTATTTACTAATTTCTATATGTGGTCGAAAAAAGAATTAGATTTATATCCTACATTAAAATCAAAAGACAAAATGAATAGACAAAAGTTTAATGATAATGTTGATATTCCAAAATTACCTTCAAATAATTCTGACAACAAATATATTAAATCAGCAATAACATATGTTAATAAACATTTCAAAAATAATTACGGTAATACAAATAATTTTATTTATCCTACATCTCATTCTACTGCTAAAAAATGGTTAAAAAACTTTATTTCTAAAAGATTTAAATATTTTGGACCATATCAAGATTATGTTAAAAAAGACGAAGACTTTATGTTTCATTCTGTATTAAGTAGTAGTATAAATATTGGTTTGTTAAATCCATTAGAAATAATAGATGAAATTAAAAAAGTAAAATCGCGTATACCAATAAATAGTTTTGAAGGATATTTAAGACAATTATTTTGGAGAGAATACCAAAGATATACTTATATTTATGTAAACTTTAATAAAAATTATTTTGGTAATAGAAAAAAACTAACTCAAGATTGGTATAAAGGTACATTAGATATTGAACCAGTTGATGATTTAATAAAATCAGGGTTTGATACTGGATATATGCATCATATTGGTAGACTAATGTTTGTTGGTAATTTTATGAACTTGAGTGGTATTTCACCACAAGAAGGATTTAAATGGTTTATGGAATTTAGTGTTGATAGTTATGAGTGGGTTATGTGTCAAAATGTACTTGATATGGTATTTTTTGTTACTGGTGGTCAAACTATGAGAAAACCATACGCTACTAGTAGTAATTATGTAGTTAAAATGAGTGATTACAAAAAATCTAAAGATGAGAATTGGACTGAAAAATGGGATGAATTATATAGAAAATTTATGAAAGATAATAAAAAAAAGTTATGGAAATACAGATATCATTTTCCCGCTCTTAAAAAAATGTAAAACACTTGAAATATAATATTACATTAATTATAAATTTAAAGTAAAAAAATTAAATCAAAAAATTAAAAATTTAATTTTTTGATTTGTTTTGTTTAAAGCTGTGTTGTATAGCTTGTCAACTTAACTTACCAATTGAGTGGTGTTAAGCGATGTTGTTACTCTTCACTTCTTCTCTTCAGCATAAAAATACTATAATTGATGGCAACTTGTTTCCATCAATCCAAC